ACCGAAGCGAAAAGCGACTTCTGCCGAAAAGATAAATTTTTTACCGAAAGGGCTTGCATTGTTCGGCGACTTCTGGTATAATACATTTCGTTGCCGATGCTGATGTAGCTCAGTCGGTAGAGCGCATCCTTGGTAAGGATGAGGTCGCCGGTTCGAATCCGGCCATCAGCTCCACGAAAAACCCTTGAGTTTCTTAGAAAACTTGAGGGTTTTCTTTTATACTCCGGAAGACGCCAGACCTCATCTTTCCCTTTTTGTTCCGTCCGATGTTCCATACACGCTCATTTTTTCTTGTGCCTGCTTATATAATTCGGGTCTATACTTGACGTATCTTTGTTCCGTTACGTCCGTTTTTTGATGTCCCAAAAGACGAGCGATCATGTCGATGGAAATGCCGGATTCTCTCCACTCAGTTGCACAAGTGTCTCTAAAGTCATGCGCTGAATAATCCTCTATTCCGCATAGCTTGCGGATTCGGTCAAACGACCTGCGGTATTCTGTATAACTTAATGGACGCTCTCGTTTCAGATCGCAATAGCTATTCAGTACGAACCCAGTTCGTTCCCTCGGACTAAGTTGGGCAAGCAACCCTTGAGGAATAGGTATCACTCGTTCTTTACCGTTTTTCGTCGTCTTTACTTCCGGAGCCGATCTCCCCGGATGAACAACGGCTCGTCGAATGTGGATACAATCACGTTCTGTGTCAATATCCTCCCAGCGCAATCCGAGAATTTCTTCGATACGCATTCCCGTAGAGCACAATAAAGCCGTCATACGACGTTCTCGAACATCCATGACGGGAATTGTATTTCGCACAGTCGCGATCTTATCAGGCGGTAGTGCTTTGTGATGAACCGTTGGCCGACCTTCAATTTTCAGTCTAGAAGAATGGAGCGGGTTTCGTTTTATATAGCCATCTTCTACTGCACCGTCGAAAACTGGAGACATGATGTTTTTGATCTTCAGGATTGTTTCTTTAGAATACGTCTTTGATAATTCGTTGAACCATTCCTGAATGTCTCCAGTGGTAATATCGTCTATCGGAATATCACCAAGCCTTGGAATAATGTGATTCTTAAGTATTCTTTCACGATTGACCATCGTCGAGCTGCTTTGCGAAGACTTATAGGTTCGAATATAATCTCGAAGATAGTCGCCGAATTTTACTGAATTTTTACTTCCATTTTGATTTTCGTCGACTGAGCTTTCAATGAGCTTTCTATAATTCTCGAGTAGATCGGCCGTGGTTTGACCTGTTACCCAATGTCCCTTCCCTCGAACAGTGACGTATTGCTTTAATCGTTTAGCCATATCGTTCTCTCCTTGTCCTGCATCGAATATTCCGCTGTCAAGGAGCGCGAGGGATAGCAAGATCGTTTGCTGAACCTCATCCTTAGTGTACATTTTCGTATCGCCCATGTCAACCTCCGAAATAGACTTTTCTTGACATTTGCTGTAGTTACAGGTATAATAGACTCGTTCTCATACAGAAGCCGCTCAAGGCTTTTTATAGGAAGGAGGTGATGCCATGAGTTTGACGTACTCTTGCCCCGGTAAAAAGGGGGAACACTATTTACGGCACCGCAGCTTTGCTTCGGAAAATGACCGTCGATCTTGATACCGCCAAAAAGGTTCAGGAGGTAATGGACAATGAGACCAATAAGGTCAACAAGTCTGTATCGAAAGCCCACTAACTTTCGAATCATTAACTAATTGAGCGGCTTCTGTATGAGAACAAAACCGGCTGTCACGGTCTATTTCTAGGCTTGGATTCCACATCTGGATTACTCTGCGCTGGATGTTTCTTCGGTCGCAGATTTCTTGTACACGAGATCCGTGAGAAAATCGATCGCAGCATAGAGCATACTCAAATTCTGATAACCCTTAACCTCAATACTATTCAGCGTCTTGATAACACGCAGAATATCTTTTTCGTTGACTTCCATATTAGTTCTCCCTCAAAATAGCAACCGGCTGATACACAAACTGGTACGGATCAGTATTATCGCCAATGCCGTCGAGTCCATAGTCCAAGTAAAGCCGTTTAACGCCGTAGACTTGCGCTAGGTGATCTTCAAGACAGCATCCTGTAGATTGATAGTACCCCGGCGCGAAAAAACACAGATCTGCTTGGGACATCAATTCCGTGCATTTCGTCATGTATTCTAGCGGTGTATGCTTATTGGCGTCATAGTCTTCAAAGAATGTATCCAGAATTTCACAATCCGGATAATAAAGTCGAACTACATGAATGGCCAGTTCGCGATCTTTTTTGATTTGTTCTTTCGTTTTGTCTGCCATTGGCAAAGAGATATAGACTTTCATGGTCTTATTTCCTTTCAGATCTTTAGGACAGTGGCTGTAGCAGTAGAAAGTTCTGCCTTTTTTAACGTTACAACTGTAGCGCCAGAAGCCGTATACAGTCTCGGACTTGCGCTCGATGCTTTATACGTCACTTTTGGACCACATGTACGAACGCTGGCTGCCCCTTTCTCATAAAGAGTTCCATCATAGTCGATTGCCTCAATCGAACTTCCTCGGCCAGTGACACTTGTACTTCCATTTTTGCGATAGGACAGGGTATTCTTCGCATATTTCCCAGTATAACTTCCGTTTGAAGAAGCGTAATAATATACCATTTGATATTCTTTTGTTTGAAACGTACCGGATGAACCGTTTCCCTTATATCGAGTCGTGCTAGTGTGCTCAGCGCCGAGTGTGTCACGCCACTCTCCACCCTTGAAAATATCAGCACCAGCAGAATTTACGCCATTGGCGTCGATTAGACTTGATGCGCTATAATTCATCCAAACCTGCGATGGAGTATACCCTGTTCCATTCATGTCTGTAATAGAGGATGGCGTGTAATGTGTGTAAAGCACTGGCAGCGTATCGTAACCTTCAATTGCTCTATGTGCCATACCTTTCAGCATGACGAGGACTATCTCACCAAGAAAATACTTCCATTTTGAATTTTCTCAGGCCTGCCGCTTTGGCCGAAGCCTACTCCCCCGCCGGGGATAGTCTCTGAACATTACCCTGTTCGGGTCTTAGCTGCGCTGATTGTCCAATCCTTATCGATTTTAAAGCATTCGCACTCAGGCTTATTTCATCCTCATGCTGTAGCTGACAAGGCTCTAAGGAGTTCCCCGCAATTCAACAGGTCCGCGCCTAGAATTTAAGAGAAGGTGATTGTTTCTCCGTAAGCTGGCGTGTATGTCGTTGGGACAAATGCCTCACTCGTTCGAAGAAACGTAACATACTTGTCGCCTTCAAGATGAATTCCGTAAGTTGACGCCTGCGTAAAATCGGTTACGACTTTGACTGAGTCTGGATTAACAGTGGCCCCTTTATATCGTAGTGGACCCTTAACGGTAAGCATATTGGTCGACGTGTCATGAGCATCAAGATCGCCAACGGAGATACGTTGGCCTTTTAGCAAGCCGACAACCGCCGTAGCTGATGTAAGATCCGCAACATAAGCTTTCGTCGCATAAAGTTCTTCGATGGTCGATTTTTGGGCGTACAGATTTTTGATATTGGTAATTTCACTGTTAATGTCAGTGATATCCGTATCGATTGACAAGACGCTCCGCTTCAAACCATCAACGTCTTTGATTGTCAACTCAAGACTACCCTGAACTTTATTGATCGAATCTGTTACGTCAGCCCGAATGCTACTATCCGTTTGGGTGATCTTACTATTGAGACCTTCAACTTTGTTGTTGATCTCGGAAGTAAGCGAAGATTCCGTTTGAGTAATCTTAGACGACAGCGTATCAAGACTGTTCTTGACATTGCCGATAATTTGTCCATCGCCGATGTCGAGTGCTGCTGTAATCTGACCAAGAGTTCCGCCGGGCATACTCTCGAGATGAATCTTTCGATCCTTGATTGTGAGAACACCGTCTACCTCAGTAATGAATTGCTCAAGCAGACTTGCCGCCGCAGCACCACCTGCACCACTTCGTTTTGCTTTTGAAGCCGTGTCAGATGTACTACTGGCAGAACCGCTCAGGGTCTTATCCTTTTTTAAAATGATTTGATTCGGATCTTCCAACGTATACTGAACATTTTCTGGAGATTTTAAATCATACTCAATGGCAGAGCACATTAGAAATATGTCGATACCATGCGGAGTAGACTTAATCCGAAGTTTGTCACCGAGATTGAAGGGGGTTACCATTGGATAGAAAATATGTAGATCGATTGCTCTTACCGTTATTTCGGGAGGAATTCCCTTATAGTTGTCTTTGATGTATTTTTCTGCTTTCTGCAAAAGAGTATTAGCATCATCGACACTGCCGAAGTCCTGAGTTTTTATGATCCGCCCATACTTGGCTACGGCAGATTTGATTTCTAGATATTTTCCATTCTTGGCATATTTACTCGAACTTGGATTTCCAGCGTTTTCAATAGTTAGCTTATCTTTTCCGACTGGAAGAAGAATAGTAAACAAATCTTCGCCAGAATCCTTGTTTGTCATTTCGATTAGGTTCTGACCGTATTCGATTGTCTGCGTATTCGTATCAGGATACTCTTTCAAATAATCAATATATCGATTAGTACTGTCGTATCGGATTCGAATAAAACCGCCAAAGTCATCGATTAAATCGTTCTCGAAAGCATTAAATGTTTCTCGATAGCTATCCTCTCCGAATTCTTCGTTATTCCCTTTTTCATCAATTGTGATCTGACCGGCAATGAATTGCTTTTCAGGTTCAACTTGCGCATTGTGATCGGAAATAAGTTTTCTAAAATGTTCTTCCGCCGTACGTTTTCCTTTGCTTGGAGGAAAAACAGAGTCGATCAAATACGAAAGGCATCCTTCACAATATACTTTTCGCTGCCTAAATATGTCAGTATCGTTGCTAAGAACTCTGCCATAAAATATAGTTGTTCCGTCGCGAGCAACCTTGATCTTAGTCGACATGGGATTTAGTTTATTATAGAGTGGATGCTGCGGAAATATAGTAAATTCGAGGGTACCACTTTTGTTTATTTCTTGCTTTAGAGTTGGCGAAATCAGTTGATACTCCGGTTCGTTCCAATCACTGGCAAATAGTAGCTCATTATTGGCGTAAATCTGATAAACCATTATAAGCGCCCCCTTCGATAGTCAATACTGATCCTTCCGGTTCCGTTGATTGTAACGATATTATTACCGTTTCCAAAGGTGACGCCATAAATTTTTGAAGTTCCCTTTTTAATTGGATACGTTGACCCATTATACGTTATCGTCATATCTGCTGTAGACGTAAAAATCGGAGATACCCGCTGAGCATCCCCGATGATCGTCAAAGTCAACGATCCATTTACGTCCACAAGCTTGTAGTTCTGAATGACGTCGGTTTCGAAATTAAACGTATCCCAGATCCATTCATCGAGTGTTCCGACAACGTTTCGCTTATATGGCTCGACGTCATATCCGATTGTTACGCTGGAAATATTTGAGCCAGATTCCCAAGAGCTGACCCAGAATCTTCCTTCATAAAAATATGAGGGCTCGTCAGAGAGAATTGCTCGAAGAGTCTTTCCGTGAAGATATTCCGTGATCTCAGCCAGTTTGACGTTCCACGACATATGATTCGGATCAACGAGAAACTTAAAAGATCCATTTCGATTTTTGTATACTGGGTATCCCGAAAGCGCTTCTGATAAATCGATACCGCCATCTGCACCGGGTATGTCGATAAAATTTGTCTTAACCTCTGGCGTGGCAAAAACAGGTCGGGAAGAAGGGATTAAATGCCAGTCTTTCCAACTGTCCTTGTTCCCGAAAACGACAGAATGTTCTCCATTGTACTCGGTTACGTACATTTAATTTCCCCTCCCGCGCATAATTGTTCGCTGTCCAAGATTTCGATCCATATCACCTGCGATCTGTCCGACAAGTGCGCCACTATTAAGCACGATCTGCATACTAGCCATCTTTTCACCCAGAGCGTCAATTCGATCATTAACAGAAGAGATAGCTCCAATAATTCCAGAGAGATCACTTCCATTTTGATTGATTTGGCTGGATATGGCACTAGCATTACGCGCAGTGATACCTGCGATACCGGATGCATTTGACATTGCAATATTTCGACGAGATGCCAACATGTTATCCATGGAAGTAATTCCAGTCTGTACGCTGGAAAGATCCAAGACAGGTGTAATGACGAGATGATTATCCGAATTAAGAGCGTCGTTGATCCCTTGCAGTGCATATTCCGTGGCGAACGCGAGCTTTTCAGCCATACTGATTGCGGAGGATTCTGCCATATTCGAATTCTCCGTTATGCCATTGGCCAGACCTTTGGCACAGTACATACCCATATCAAAGAACACTCGAGACGGAGAATAGATTAAGAGGCTGCTCTTGGATGCCGCTGACACACTACCTGCCATCGTTCTTGCAGCGTTTCGTGCCAAATAGCTATACTCGAATATTCCGTTGGCCAATCCAATTGCAATATTCTTACCGATATCGTAGAACTGAGATATGCAAGAAGCATTAACAGATTGAGCCGCACCATCAACCAAGTCAGATAATGTCGACGAAATACTCGGATTTGCCTCGTTCATTCCACGAATTACTTCAGCGATGACGCTGCCACCCGCATCGTAGAAAGACGGCATCGAGAGAGTGAGTGCATTTGTCATGTTGAGCAGAAGACTTCCAAATATGTCGTAATCCCCGGACACGTCTTTATTGGTGAAAAGAGCTGTAATTCGCGGGAACATGCTTTCTGCATTTGCCACAGCCTCACTTACGCTATTCGATGCTCTATTTCCCAGATAATAGGCGAATACGCCGATATCTCGACCGAATTGAGCCAACTTACTGCCATAGGAAGCCACATCAAATCCATCCAGACCATCCCACATATGCGTGATATTCCAGAAAACCGATTCACTATCTGTGGAAGATGTCGCCCCCTGCATTTCAGTTACGAATGCTCGAAGGACACTGACCGATGTTCCAATCTTTGCCACATCGCTTTCCGTTAGGTTACCAGAAGCAGTTACGTAACTCCGAATACCTTCTCCAAGAGAGGACATTCCCGAAACGAACGTCTGCATATCGGTTTTATCAAACAACTTATCGAAGAAGCCTTGTTCCGGAATGAGATTAGCTGCTTCGATAATCGATTTGAAAATCCCTGTCGCTCGATTTGCCTGCTTCTGTTCATTTGTATCAATCGCGTTGTCGCCGGTAAAAGCATCCACGTATTCTCTAAGCGGATCCTTGAGGCTTGCCAAATCGTTGATAAACGAACCGAAATTCGTTAATTTCAAATATTTATCAGCGAGCCCTTCTTTCGGAACGGTGTTAGCAACATCCACGATAGCCTGAATAGCGGAAGACGAGTTGGTCACGTTATCCCAATTCGTCCGATATCCGATCGCATTAGAATACGAATTCAGTGCCGTAGCAAGCGGAATCAAACTATCGCAGAATGACTGAAGGCTGCTAATCCTTGCGACCTTCTCGAGCATCAATGCTATAACACCCTTCTCAGGGATTGAGTTCGATATATCAACGAGCCCCTGAATCAAAGGCGTCGTCTCAGATATTTTCGCGCTGTCAACATTCTGAATTTGTGCAGAATATGTACTCACGGCTGTACCAAGAGAGCCAAGTCCCATCGCGAACATAGTCAGATCCGATACTCCGGTAATGGCGTATGTGAGCGCGTCCCAGAATGTTTTTGCGGGAACGTGCTCTTTAACCATATCGCCGACACTCGTAATTGCAGTGTTCACGACATCGATCTTTGCTTGGTCTATTCCGTTGGCTTTTGTCTGATATGTCGCTAAACCATCAGCAAGAGTATTCAGACTGTCCATCACGACTTGCGCTGACGTTTTACCGTCTTGTAGCCATCCGGTCAGCAAAGATCCAAAGGCTTCTGCAACACCAGCACCGGTTATGGCTAGAGCGGCAGCACCGAGATTCCGAATCCCGGACAGAGAACTTCCATCGACCTTTTGAACTTTCTCGAGGAAAGGTTCCAAATCGGTCATGAAAGTAGACAGGGCGGTTCCGATTGAAGTCATACTTCCCGTCGGTGCTTTATCGGTTATTCCCAAAAGTCCTCGGAAGAAAGATCCTAAGAAATTTCCAATCGAGCGCATGACCTTTGATGCGTCATCGATAGATTTGGCAACACTGGAAGCTCCATTGGTGCCCAACAGTGATCCAAGTCCCCAAGCGATCAGGCCGATAACACCGATAACAGCAAGAATGATGGCAGATGCTTTTGCGGCAGCGCCGAAACTCACTCGGGATAGCGCACTGATCGAGTAAGATAGTGACGACACAAGAAGCGAGATCGATGCGCTGATAGCTAATGTGTTTCCGCCGTCGAGTCCTTCCATCTTTTTCATGGCTTTGAAGAATATGTACATCATTCCCGCCATGGTAATGAGCATGAGAAATGTTTGCCCTATTTTCAATCCGCCATTGATGTTCTTGCTTAGTTCAGACATGCCCTTAATGAGGACACGAATTCCAATCAAACCCTTTGTTATACTCCAAGCATCTATTTCGCCAAGCTTGGACGCAGCGTGCACAAAGATCTCGACTGCCAAGCCCATCATAATCATGGAAACACCGCTCGCAAACTTGACGCCCTTGCTGCTGCGCATAAGCTTAGACATGCCTGTCAAAAGTACGCGAATTGCAGTTAGCCCCTGAAGAAGGACACCTAAGTCCATTTCGCCTAGGCGTTTAAGCGTTTGCGAAAGCGCCCATACCGATGCGGCCAACCCGACATAGGATAGTAAGCCAGCACCTCTGTACTTCTGTCCTCTGTTAAGCACGGATGTATTCTGAGATATGCTGGTCGATATCATTCGGATAATTGCCCACATAGATACGAGGCCTTTTCCGAGATCTTCGATATTCATGGAGCTGAGCTTGGATACTGCTTTTACTAGAATTCGAACAGCAATTGCCATGCCGATGAGCGTTCCAGCGGAGGCCTCCATACTCTGAGTTCCAACTTTTTGTTTCATTCCAGAACTGATCAGTCGAATCATGGCATACATTCCGACAAGGCCTTTGCCCAACGAAGCCATATCCATTTGAGCAATCTTTTTAATGGAACGAACCAGCAGAGCTACGGCGATAGACATCTTTAGAATTGCAGTTCCTACTTTATCGGCGCTTTCTCCATTTTCAGAAACCTTACCAAGTTCTCTCACGAATCCTGTAATAACGACAAGAATGGCAACAAGACCGAACATGGCCGAACGGAATGCGTCCGGATCAAGCTTTGACAATGCCCATAGTGCAGCAACGAGAATACCGACACCAATCGAAATTTTAAGAACCGTCGATCCGATATTCTTAATTTTCGATTTGAAGGCCTCTGCCATGTTGTTGAATCCATCAGCTAAATCATCAAGTGCATCCAATGGAGAAGTAAAAATCTTCGTGATGTTATTAATCGTTTTTATGACCTTTAGAAATATCAGGCCGTGCCACAGGGATTTAATAACACCGAAAAATCCACCGCCGAATATGTATTCGAACAACGCTTTTAATCGTTCTCCAAACCATCCAAATGCTTGTTTTGCTTTATCAATCAGAGGGGAAACTTTAGCAACGAATTTTTCCTTAAAATCCGGGAAAGCACCCACAATTCTAGAGATGAATGTCGAAAAGAAATTCTTGATTTTAGCAATCAACTTGGAATTGGAGATAGTCTTCTTAATACCGTCGACACTAAAACTAGAAAGGATTTTCTTGATATTCTCGACTGGGTTCAAATCTCTGGCAAAATCTTTGAACTTATTCCAAATGCCTTTATAGTCAACATTTTTGATTTTGTCAACAAAATCGGAAATAAGGCTTGATGGGTCTAGATTTTTAAAGAAAGCTTTAATCTTTCTATAAATCTCAACAGCACTAAGCCCTTCGAATTTCGAAAGAAAATCTTTAATTACCTTCACGGGAAGTAGGCTATTAAAGAAATTTGAAATACTTACTCGAATATCTTCAGGAACAAGACTCTTGATAAACGATTTGATTTTATCGACAATTGGCGTGATTCGGTCGACTATCTGCTTTATCTTTTCAGGGAATGTAAGAGGAACCTGAGCGTTTGACTCCGAAATGTCATTAATCCCGGAATCCCCAAAAAGTGTATCGCGAATCCGGATAAGAGTGTTCTTTATTTTCCCATATACACCAGACAGTTTTTCAAGAATTCGGTCAAATGCTTTCTTTATATCATTACCAAACTCGGTAAGTAGTTCAGATCCTTTTAAACTGTTAACAATCGAAGCTCCGAAATCCTTAAACGTTGACACGACGCCCGCAACAAACTCGCCTACATTCTGCGCCACATTTTTAAGTTCGGACAGCCCACTCTTAATAATCTGTGACGAGGATATGTACGATCCAATTTCGGATGCAAGAAGCCCGATGCCGCCAACCAAAAGCATAAACCCATTGAATATTCCAGTAAAGATTCTAGAAATGGCTTTACCAAGGCCACCGTTCCAAAGTTTAGACCAGAAATCTTCGAGATACTCAATTATATTGGCGAGTATGGCTCCCAGTGGAGACAACAATTCCACAATCGAATCGACAGCTTTTTCAAAAAGATTGGATTTTTGAATGGACGTCGCGACAACGGTTATCCAGTCTAAGAATGCCCCAGTGATTGAAGACAGAATGGTGATCAGCGGTGATAGCGTGACCGTGACTAGTTTTATACCGCCAGTGGCAAGTGCGGACAATGCACTTTTAACGACATTAGCTACAGCAGAAACTGACAGCAGTAATTTACTCAGGAGTGAAACGTTTGATACGGTATCGTCTGAGAATACTGTTCCGTCGGCTCCGGACACGGCGTCGATTTCAAAATACTCTTCAGCACTTTGCTTAGCTTCCTCGCTTTTACTGGCAATCGAATCCCAATAGGCATTCCATAGTGCCTGATTCTTAGGCCGCCAATTAGCAATGCGATCGAGATCTCGAGACCCGGTTTTATCGACCCACTGTTTCATCCAATTCGGCATTTGCGAATATATCGACAAGGCCTGTTTTTCGGACGATTGGTCTTGGCCGGTCACCGCTTCCCAGTATTCGTACCATGCATCTTGATTTGACTTCCGCCAATTTGTTATTCTGGCTAATTCTGACGAACCACTTACATCAACCCAATGCTGCATCCATTTTGGCATTTTTGCATACAGCTCTTTGGCTTTTTCTTCATTTTTGGTTAAACCTTCAGAGATAGATCCGTTAATCGCGCTGGCTGATGAATCCAGTGTATCACTCGTTTCGGTGATTGCCTTGGCCATAGTTTCGCTATAGTCAACGGATATCCCCATCGCTTCACGAATCACATCAGTAAGCGTATAGAATCCGGCTGTGACACTAGTCAGTGTTTCTCCCGTAATTGGCGGAAAAATAGCGGTCCATACTTGATGAGCAATGCTCCCGATTTGTTTAAAAATCGCATAAATATTTTGAAGTGATGCAATAAGTAGGTCGCGGCCGCCATTATCATGCCAGACTTCCAAAATAGCATTTCTGGTTTCAGCGGCGGATGAGATGATATTACTAAATTCGTCATTTACGGCAGTAAGAAGATTCGTCGCCTCATCAAAATCGCCGATAATGTATCTCCAACTCATAGTCCATCCGGACTGCATGGCTTCTTTCAGAGTATCGAATAGCTGAGTAAATGTGCGAACCTTTGTAGCAGCATCCGTTGCAGTCTGACCGAGTTCGAGAATTGCAACGGCTTGTTCTTCGGTATATCCCTTATTCTTCCAATACTCGACTCGTTGAACGATCTCTGCATCGGTGAGATCTTCGTAAGACTCCGTGAATTTTTCCAGAGTTTCCGTTAAGATATCGCTTGTTAACCAGCTATTCTTTAACGTTTCGCGAAAAGATCCTTCCTTAGCAATCATCTTATCAATTTGAATGCCATGTACTCTGGCAGTTTCCATCAAACTATTCTGGAAAATTTCACCGCCCATATTGGCATTAACGACTGAATTCCAGTCCATAAGTTTGACTGCTCCAGAAGCGAGAGCCTGAGATAGTTGATACATTGCCGTGGAAGTTTGCTGTGCAGTTGATCCCGAAGTCGCGGCAAGATTAGCAATGCCTTTGATCGCTTTTGTCGAGGTATCCAGATCAACACCGGCCGCCGTAAAACGACCGATATTTTCAGTCATCTGCGTGAAATTATAGATGGTCTTATCGGCATAGTGATTCAGGTCATCGAGCGCGGCATTAACCTGATCGAGAGTCGTTCCTTTAGACTTTGTATTAGCCAAAATCGTTTGGATCGACTTCATCTGAGTTTCGTATTCATTAAAACCGGATTTGATGGGTTCAATCGTAAGTGCCTTCGCTATGCTTTCAGTCATGGCGATTGCTCGATTGGTCAAAGTTCGAATGATTTGATCCCCGACAATCCCCATTAATGTAAATCGGGATTCTATCTTGTCGATCGCTCTTTCAATAGGTGACAAATCTGTTTCACGAGCAGCGTCCTCTATTTCTTGGAACCCGTTTTTTCCGTTTTTAAAAATTAACGAATCGTCTAATTTTCTAAGAGAATGGATACTCGTTTGAATGTTGCTTTCGAATTTTCGATTATCAAATTCCATCGAAACAATTCGATTATCAATCTCATTCATTCCAGAGTCACCTCCTTCCAAGCTTCATCTGCTATCCGATCAAAAACAGGTCGCATGGCAGGATTTATATAATCGACACCCTTAACATAACCGCCATTTCGTGTTCCATGTCCCATTTGTAGAATAAGAGCGATATTAACTCCATGATTGACGTTCGTATTGCTCCAATGGATCTGATAAGACGATTTACTTTTAACAACTTGGTATTGCCACGAAGCTGCGGTTCGTCCCGTATCAACCGGCGTATTTTTAGATAGAGCAAGGACGCCTTCTTCGCCATATTTGTTAAGCTTCTGAATAAGAGCACCGTTCGTGGCTCTTCTAAAAAAGCGTTTTGTTTTTTCGTAATTCCCTTTGCAAGTTACTCGAATCATCCTCTAGAACGGCACTCCTTTCTTCTTGCGGAATTAAGAGCCTTATTTTGGGCAATAGTATCCTTATGGCTCATCTTTTTGCCCGGCCCTTCCTTAATGGCGCAAATTCGAATGAGAGTCATTAGCCGATTGATATGCCATTTTTCACATTCAAATGGAATTCCATACCGAATCATCCAATAATAGATTACCTCGGATGTGATAATCTTTTTGGACGGGTGAGTGCTATTCTCCCGAAATGTCGTTGCGGTCATACTATCATTTATATAGCTCAGGATGCTAGCGTAGTTGTCTTCGGAAAGTGCCAAATATGTTTCTTCGGCAATACCCGGGGCAATCGTCATGCAGCGGATATAATCGATGAATTCTTTTCGCGTCATCTTTGGAATATTATCCATAAAGGATTTCTTCCATTTTGATTCCCATTTGGAAATAGAAATAAGAGAATGCTCCAAATTCAGAGTTTGCTCTTTTGAGAAAATGAATGTGGAAGTATTCTCATCAAAAAGCTCTCGAGCAGGAATTCTAATCTGAAGCATTCTCTATCGCCATCCTTACTTATCCTTGACCTGCGGAATTACTCCATTCATAAAAGCGGCCGCTTCGTCGGCATTTGTAATCAAGCTCATAAACAACTGATCATAAGCAGGGGTCTGTCTAAAATCTTCTCGAATCTCATCATTCTTAATGAACCGCCTGCCATCCGGAGACTTCTTACCGACCGATCGAAGAATAAACTTACTAAAGAATTCATTCAACTTATTGCCATCCTGATCGTTCAGAAGAGCATTCAAATTAGCAATCATGCCGCCTTTAAACTCAAGATCCATTCCGACAATTTCGGACTGGGTCAGATTGAAATAAAATTCTTCGTCATGTTCATTTCCATTGTAATCAGTGTAATGAATAGTTTTTGCGATCATAAATATGGTCTCTCCTTTCAATGTGTGTCAATTAGCCAGCCTTAAGCATGTTAATAACTTCGGTCGGAGACGGAAGCCTTGGCGCTGCGTCTGCACTGCCATAGAGAATCTTCTCAAGTGCTGCAAGCTTCTCCTTATCTACCTTCAGAGAATTAATTGTGATCAGGGATGTATTCTTGTACCCTTCAAGCTCAGCCGGAGTGGTTTCAAATTCCCAACTCATTTCGATCGGTTCCGGAGAATCATTAATCGACTCATAGGAACGCTCAGACGGAGAAGCGGTCGCACCATAAACAAGATGCAGTTTATATCCAAGACCTTCACCCTGAACATCATTGCCAATCTGAGTCTGATAGGAAAGACCAAACTTCTTACGAGGCTGCTGCCCAACGTATACGCCAGCGACAACCATAGACGAGCCGTCGCAATCGTAAAATTCATCAGGGAACATGTACGCATTGATGGTACCGCCAAACGTTTCCGCGCTTCGAAGAGATGCATACTTAATATCGTCTGCATACATATCATTCGCTTCCGCACCGTCGGGAGTCTCATCAATGCTGGTCAAGCCATTCCAAGCAACGCCGTCGCCGTAGGTTCCCTCACTGGTTACCGGATAAAGTACGCCCTTGCGAATACCCATTTCATAGAAGCGTTCGCCACTGGCATCCCATTTCAATTCTGCCATTAATAAATACCTCCATTTTGATTTTAGTAATAGATAGTGAATGGATAGTGATTGAGGTTGTCTGCCTGATACGGTTTTCCAAACTCACACAACGGGAATTTCAAAAGTGTATCCAGAATCTTACTGTCTGGATTTCGATCGATCAGGATACCTGCGTATGCCCGACCAATTAAATATGGCCTATCATCGGCATGCTTAATAGGCAGCTTAGATAGACCGTAAATAATACATGGGTATTTCAGTTTTACCGACTCCGGTGGCTGAAAATACACATTTTTGCTTCCCAATGCGATTTCGAATTTACGATGAAGATCCGCTCTCTGGCCCATTGTAAACACCGCCAATCGTCAAAAGAAGACGAGGGCGCTGAACTTCAACATCAGTGACTTTCCAGCGTGCCCCCATCCATTTGATATAGCGTATAGCAAAGAAATGATCATAGGCATATGCGTCCGCCAAAATACTAATCAGGTTATTGACATTCAAATTGTCATTCAGTTGACCATTTGCGTTATCTCTCCGACGTGTATTTCGAAGCACGTCCCCATAATAAGTTCGTTCAGTAACTTGTTCCTCCCAAACTCCGGGGGACTCCGTTTCCTTTGTTTCGGCATATCCCACTACACCATAGAATTTAGCCATACGTTAAGCAGCCGTATAGCGTTCCTTGGTCTCGCACTTGACAACTTCGAACGTCTCTTCCGAGGTACCGGCCTTCGGCTTAGCGTAAGTGACCGTGATAGGAGAAGCGCCGCCATTGGCCACCTTGGTCAGATCGAACGTCATTCCGGACGGCCTGTAGAAAGCAGGAGCATCCGTAGTATTCTCGCAAATCAGCATAGACCCAGAAATATAGTCGTGATAAACTTCTTCGGAAGTGGCTGCAATTTCGTTGTACTTCGGAGTGCCGGTCACCTTATAAATACCCTTGACCAGTACCGTGCAGCTATTTTCGGTATCAGCAACTGCCGTGTATACGGACGCATCGACATACTTGTGCGCAAGATCACCATAGATCATGTGCTTATCCATGCTACCGAGAACGAGCTTGTTATACCATTCAGGATTCTTAACAGCCATTATGTTTTACCTCCATTTTGATTTTTAGCCAGCGGAAACGACAGTTTCGATCGCCATAGCAGAATACGGCTTCGTCAGAGCACCAGAGAAGCGGGTCTCGATCAGATACTTCTGCGCGTTGTAGTCAATATCGAAATCGTCGAACATATTGACCGCACCACCCCTATCGGCACCGACATTATAATCATTAAGGTTGACGATCAGGCCAACCAGATTATGGGTCTCGACCTTAGCACCATTGGTAACGTCTCGGCTAAGGCCTTCCATGGTCGGAACAGTTACAATATCCTTGACACGAAGCGCCGTCTTGAGCTTATCCATGGAATCATAGATAATGCGGCCCGTTGTATCCTCGAGAAGCAGCATGTCGGTGATAGCGTCTTCCGTCGTATAGAACACCGGATCGCCGGAGCCACGATAATTCTTGCGGCTCTTGATAATCGCACGAATAGTAGCCTTGGCGATATCAGATTCACTGGCGCTCTGTGCAATGGTAACCGGAACCTTGATCGTGAACAGATCAGAATCGGTCCAAACCGGGCGAACGTGATCCTCAGGAATCTTGTCGTCACTGGACGTAGGGCGGCCATCACCGGTCAGGATAGCACGCGCGCACTCCTCCTCGAGCATCATGCGCATTTCCTGCTTCAGCCACGCAATGACGTCGAAATCGGTAATATCCAGAACGTCATCGCGATCCATCTTCTGCTTCTTATAGATCGTAGTCGGATCAGTCGTTCGCTTAAGCAAGCTGAACACTTCTTCCTTCTTGAACTTGCCCTTAATGTAACCCTTAGCACGGGCTTCATCCTCAGTCAGATCCGCGAACATAGACTTGACACGAGAGAACGGAGTTCTATGAACGGCATTCATTACCTTAGCAACCCAGTCGTCCTTACGTTTAATGAACTCCGGGGGAGTATTCAGGTTGTGCGGCTCCGGGAACAGCATGCCGACGTCTTCAATACCATGGGCGAGGAAGGCATCCTTCATAGAGCCTCCGCGACGAGCATCACTAATGATATCGGCAATTTCTGCGTGACTCAGGACATTGTCCGGTTCGTCATTTTCAAAAACATTGTGCTTCACTTCTTCGTCCTCCTCACTGTCGCCAGCAGCCTGACCGACAAGATAATATACTGCATTTTTCTGATCCTCGTTCAGCGTGTTAAATACTTCGCCAACGGTCATGTTGGAATAATCGGGCATGTCATCTTCTCCTTCTTCGCTATGCGCGAGCTCTTCATCTTTACACTGATTTTCGTCTTCTTCGCTATGCGAAAGGAAATCATCAATGTCAAAATTACCGTAGATCATGGCTTCCGTAGCACAGTCCTCGCCATGCTCTAGATCGAGATAGTCAATCAACGCACCCGGGTTCGCCCCGGCGAGAACAAGGCTTACTTCCTTGATAGAGCCGTGAAGAACATCTCCACCGCTCTGTTTCAGATTATTTGCATAAATAGAAAGGGCGCTAATATCGCCGTGACGAATCAATTCCCGAGCATGATTTCCCATGTCCGTATTGTTCAGAGCACAATATGCGTACACGCCCTCTTTTCTATTTTGAAGCAACGCATGCCCGAGAACATTCTCTACATTATTATGCGAATGCTGCCAGACAAGCGGAACGGTATGACCGTCATCCGATGCAAACGCATTTCGACGAATAGTTCGTCCATCCGCGCATTTGAGGTCATTCTTGGTGGCCCATCCACCAAAATCCCACTTATTCATAATTTCCTCCTTCTGAATAATCCTCCATAGGTTGCTCATTGTATGCGCTTGGGTCGTACAGACCCATATCTTGCTCGGAAGCATTTAGATTTTTATTTCGAAGAAGATCGGCATCGGGGGTATCAGAAGGTTTATACCCGAGAATTTGACGAATCTCGTTCGACGTTAAGATCTCATTCCGAGTAAAACTGTCAGCGATGGCTGCCATCTGCTCGACCGGAACCAGTTTAAACGGCTCGTTAAAGAACACGATGCGCTGTTTTTGAGTTCTCGCCGTTTTAGTCAAGAACTTTCGATTCATCTCCGTAGTAATTGCAGACAAAATAGGCTCTATGGTACGATTGTAATAATTCAGCATCGTCGTTTCGTCAGCGGTTCCATCCAGAACAGTAGTTGTCATACCGAGTTGGCTATACACCATGTTCGTCAGGAATTCGATTTGAGACATCAGATTATTTTCAATAGATCGATTAAGCTGAACGATCTTCTCGGTTCCATCGGTGTATGCAATGCCGTATTTGCTTCCGGCCAGTTGCATCTCTATATCTTTTCTCCGCTGTTCAGCTTGCTGTTTTCTTGCTTCCGATTTAACCACATACGGAAGCTGAATAATCATGTCCAATTTTCCGGCACCGCTCTGTTCGTCGATTTCGTCCAACAACACGAGTTTTCGATTTAGCCGCTGAACGGTAGAGTTCGGCTCATTCATGATCGCATACAATGGATTTTCAACGATCGAGACATTCTTTTTAGGTAGTGTTATATCTTCCCTAAGACCTGTTGCTTCGTTGTACACATTGATCTTCACATGTTGAGGATACCATTCTGTAATTTTCCCAACTCGCATACTTACAACATCAAAAGCATTGCCTTTTGTGTTTCTCAAACTCGCTGTGGTGTCCGTCGGAACAATAGCAATGCAGCCTTCATCGCATAGAGACATGACAACATCCTGAATGAATGCTCTTCCTGTTTGATCTGTATTGGCCGATACAGTTAGGCATTCGTTCAATCCAGTGTCCATCGCATACAAAAAACGGTCATCATCATCGAGCCGTGCATGCTCAATCGTGATGGCCGCTGCGTCTATGGCTATTCGTGTATAAATTGATGCGATAATCGAGCGTTCTTTGCCATGAGAATATCGACGTCTATCTGGCCGATATCCTCCGAAAGAACCTAATCCATAAGTATATGCGCTTTTCGGAGGATCCTTATTAAGAAAAGCATTCCAGGCATGCTGCAATCTATTTTTAATACCCATTTGACACCTTCTTATTCAAAAGAATCTTTATTTAATTTATAAGCGACATAGGCATCGATCATTCCAGCTACAACGTCAATCTTTGCCTCATGCCGCTTTTTCATAAGTTTTCGGTTACCGTTCGTGTCTTCAAGTGTTATCGCATTTCCTAAGCAGAACTCAGTTATCTTTTGATCAAATATCAGCAGGCGTTCTTCTGCTAATTTTTTAAGTTCACCTAAAGGAACAGTCTCGGTCTTAGCGCCTTGAATGACTTTTTCAATCGCGTAAGCACCATTTTCTCGAGCCCATCGCTCGATAAATTCTCTGGCATTATACGGGTCATAACCAACGGAACGAACATCGTAACTCGAAGATTCCATAAGCCACTGATCCAAATCCTCATATACCATATCCATATCGAGAACTGTTCCGTCAAGAATGATTAGACTGCCTTCTTCAATGAATTCGTCGTATTTTAGTCTTAATGCAGATGGTAGTCTAGCGAGTGTCAACGAGCTAATATAACATCTTGCTTTAACGCCGAATTCGTCTCCTCGAAGCGGGAACAGGAATGTAAACGCGCAGAAGTCATCACCTTGTGATAGGTCACATCCCATAGAGCAAGGCATCCCATTAAAACTTTTCGGCGAGTGAAGAAGCGTTTCTTCATATGTAAAGAAATATGTATAGCCCTCCATAGGTATGCCAAAGCGTTTTGCGAGGATGTCATTTCTGGATGCAGGTGCTTTTTCGGCTCGTTCAACATCCTGCTGATAGGCCTCATAGCTAACGGTCTTTCCTATGTTCGGATTAGCTTTGAGCCACATGGACGGATCAGATACTTCATTTATGTCGTCCAATCGGTAATACCAAATGGATACTTGCGGAGCATAATATTCGCCCCTAAGAATACTAAGGAGCTCCATTTTTATCGTATCGCCGCTTCCATTTCGAACAGTTCCCTCAGAGCTTGTAGCGATAATCAGGTAATCTTCCATTTTACTAGCGCCCTGCTCAATCGCGCCGATTACGTCTTCTCGAATATCGCCGCTCAGCCACTCATCGACAGATGCGACTTTAGGGCGATATCCTTGGAGCTTATCGATGCTCATCGGCAACACTTCGAGCAGCGAATTGGTCATAAAGTTTTCTATGCCTTTTTTGGTCGACGCTAGTTTTGTTCGATTCGCTTTGGAACCTGTTGTATTTTGAAGAGAACCCTCAGTTAAAAATTTGAACAGGGGACCTCGTGCTCGGGTAATAGAGGTTCGTATAGGGCTAAGAACCTCATCGGCTTGGTTCATTGTTGGGGCAGTAGTGATTTGATGCGTCGTCGTATGATTAGCATTCAGAAAATAGTTATGAATGCAACTATCGTACATTGACTTCGCACCGCCTCGGGCTATGATAAGATATTGTTTTTTGGTTAATCTCTTTCGAAGGGTTCGTCTAACAAATCGCCCGCCATTTTTATCTGAATACGGAACATAGATATCTCTGTCTACAAAGTAGTACCATCCGAATACTTGCTCTGCCCACAATTTATAGCTGTCGAGCATATGAAAATCTGAGCCATCTGTCAGAACCATTTCGGCTTCACAGAACTTGATGAAATGCTCGACCGGTTTCGGATCGTAATAGACACCGGGATTTGCGATAAGGTCATCGATTCGATTCATTTCCATGGAGATTGTTCGGCAAACCGGAATCTCGCCTCGCATAACGGCATCTCTAAATTGTCCATAATACTTAGGCGTAGCCGTATTTGACAAGTCTGTCTGGAACATACGTCTCCCTTACTTCCTCTCTTTTTCCTTATCTTTCTCTTTGTCATCGCTATCGAATTTCATATTTGTTTTCGATGAGACTGCTTTTTTCAAGATATTTTTCATCATTTCGGTACCGACATCTTCGAAAGCTCGTGTCAAAATCTTTTTTCCACTTGAAACGATTGCATTCTCCTTTGTAGCGGTCAATTTTCGATACTCTGTAGAAGCTCTGATATAATTGGTCTCGAGTTGAAGGCGAGCAGTCTTCATCCGGAGCTCATCATCAGTCATGTCTGAGATAGTTTTCTTCTTGGCAATATTTTGCGCAATCTTTTTATTAGTTTTTGATTTTGATGTGCTGGGCACAGCATTTTTCTCATATCGAATTTTACCCTCTGGGGTAAGTGTTCCATCATAGTTTCGATAACGGCGTCGTCCCCATCGCATTCCAATGATACCAGAATGCTCAATTTCATAAGGCATCACGATAGCTCTCTCCTCCTTTCAATCAATATTCTGATTGTGAATATGTATAAAGACGCCATCCTATTTCAGCAATCTGATTCTCTAAAGCATCCATTACAATAGAGCTAGATGAAGGGTCGAATAGTTTTCGAACATGCAAATATACATAGCTCTTTGTTTCTTCAACAATAAATGCATCCTCAGACCAATCATCCCAAGTCTTCTCTGCATTTTGAATCCGAAATGGTGAAGACGGGCCAATGCCCATTTGCTGTAGCGTAGCAAATGCTCCGTTAATAAATGTGATAATGCTCTCGTCAAAAGCGTTATAGTCAGGTTCTAACCCGATAAGTTTTTTTATAGTGTAGAGAATGCTATTCATAAAGTCGCTCCTCACCAAAGTTTCGTATCACCGGGGGATCTTTCTTTCGGCGGTATAATTAAAAGCGACTCATCGCCATAATGAATCGCTCTATGCGTTCTATCGGATACACAAATCAGATACTCAGGATCATAGATCCAGTCACGATCTTCAAAAATATCATCTAGAGTGACAGGGTTCATATGATGAACGGTCAAGCCCTTTCCTATAATCCGATCAGCAATCCCTAAATCGCAGCCGTCGTCTCGTAATATGACTTTTTGCCTAGACGCCAGCCACCTCTTATTAGATCGGTAAAACGTTTGATTGAAATGCCGATCGAACCCGAATTTTTCTGCGCCAACAACGCCGCATAGGCGAAGATATCTGTAGCGTTCCTCGAACGTGCACAGTCTCCTCAAATCCTGATAGCATCTGTCTATCATTCGTCCACCTCATCAACGATCTGCGTATCGGATATGTCCTGATATTCACGCATCGCGCGAATGGCATTGGCGTATAGTTCCTCAGTTCTCCGTTGCGAATCCAGAGCTTCTGTCTTTGCGCGAAGCATTCTATTCTCGCTTATCAATCGCTCTTTTTCGAGACGTTCTCTTGAGGAACCTAATTTTAGGTAGTGTGCGATTACCTGAGATGAAGCCGTCCCTTCCCTAAGCTGTCTTTCGGCCAAGTCAACGGCCAGACTTATGAGCTCGTTCTCCTTCTGATCCGGAGACAGAGCAGGAGGACGAGAGTATTCGGACACTTTATTAGACTTGCGATCCATATCTGACTCCTTCTTTCTATTTTTTGCCTCACTATCTGAGGATTTGGGTCAAGATATCCAGTAGTTTTCGTCCCTGAAAGGAGAGAAACCACGAACGACTTTATTTAAAAAGCTCAACACTGGATATCCTGAGCAAAATCCTCTTCGAAATATGTCCCCCGGAGAATTTTCGAAGAAGCGGGCGATTTGAGAGGGGGTGCTATTTTTGCAGACCCCTCCCCCTATGCCTAGGGCAGGTTAAGTTTTTGATCCTTTGGTCACCCGTATGTAATTTTCAGTTGGATCAAGATCAATGATCCATCGAATTGCTTCGTCGAGAGCATCTAATTGATCGGAGTCGCTTAGTTCAGGAGAAGTGAACAGGTGACGATCGATCAGTTGACACGTATTATAGTTATGATCTTGATCAAAACGATTCCAATCGTCGAATTGTGTGAATGGATCAAACGGATTGTCCTTTGTTGTGATCCAAATTTCTTTAATATTGCTGGTTTCGTTCATGCTAAGCTCCTTTCTCACGAATTAGAAGGGCTTTCTTCGAGAGCTCGATTAATTGTGCTGACGGAAACACCCAGAAAGTCTGCAATTTCAGAAGTTGCATAACCGTTTGCGCGGAGCCTTTTAGCTCTGGCAACCTTTGACGGAGGCATAACGGCTCCATTTCGCGGCATAGCATACGATTTTACGACATCCATATCAGCATTCTTTAGAATCTGAGTAAGTTTGTTGTGCGTAATTGCACCTTTTTGGATAGCTTCCCATTCTTTAGGGGTGATCTTAATCTTTGACTTTCCAGAGCCAACTCTTATTCTGGCTTGGCTCAGGCATTGTCCTTTGATCTTCTTTATTTTGTCAGCATCCTCTTTGTATTCAGGATGGCTCCCGATAATCAATGAGAAATCTCGGTTCGCAATAAGTTGAGCTCGTCGTTCAAGAGGTGCATTTTTTAATGCTTCATTAAGTTGGGCATTTAGGCTGGAAACTTCCAAAGCATATTCTTTCTTGGCTTCAGGATTGTATTTCAACGGCTTTATGCCTAAACTTTCTTTTCTGGCCTCATTCGCGAGGGCTTTCATTTTATTAGCATGATTAGCATATACGCTTTCCATGCCAGTTCCGGACGATAAAGAAAAGGCGTCCTTCTTCTCGTACATGTGAGTACTTTTGAGAGTCTTGGGCGTCTCTTTGTATATTTGATTTCCTTCTGAATCTTTCTTGTATTCGCCAGTCTTTTTATCTTTTACTGGTTTTTTGTATGTCTCTCCAGTATAGGTATACAGCTTTTCGCCGGTTTCGGGGTCAACATAAATCTTATGTTTCTTTCCTGTTTCTCGATCCTTGACGTATACGCCATCTTTTCGATCGGGCACCCATTCAGTACTGCTCGCTTTTGAAATCAGCGTGGATGCGCCTGAGTTAGCTCGACCTTGGTATTTAATCTTTAACGATTCGATGTCGTTGTCGATGTATGATTGCTTATAGTTCAGCTCGTGCTTTTTAGCATCAATAACAACCATCGAATGTCTGACGGCTCTTGCCAGTTCATCGGGGCTCGCATCGCGAATGCTCATATCTGTAATGAGATTCGTGATCATACCCATTTCACGACCTTTGTCTTGGTCGGTCATGACTCGCATGCCTTCGTATTTGGGGTACGCTGCCTTCGGATCAAAGTTTTTTAGCCCTTGTAGCGACGGTGCGGTTTTAATTTTACCGTCGTTATTTGGAATAACAAGAACGTTATCGCCGTCAAAGTCTGCACCACTGAGCTTTTCAGCAGTTTTTGCATTAATTACCACCGCATCTTTGGCATCTGGCCCAATCACCTTACCAGCAGGGGAGTGATTGTTGACTGTCAATTCCGGAATCTCAAAACGTCCAGCATGGGGGAAACGAATTAGAACAACGCTTTCGCCATCTCTATAGTTAGGTGCATAAATTTCACGTTCTGATATTTCAGTACTAGGAATAATGACTTGCGCGCTTTGCCTAGGAAGAGCGGCAGCTTTCAGATGAACTGCGGCTGCATCGCAATCGTCTGCGAAACTATCAAGGAGCTGTTTTCGAACTGCTGGATTCGTAGTAGCAAGAATATCTTTCAGCTCTTCAGCTTTGGAATCATAAGCCAATCCCAACTGCTTCTTAGCAAGCGCGACTGGCTGCTTAGAAAGAACCTGCGAGGACAGCGATCGACTCCATTCATCCCAGTTTCCTTCTTCGTTGACGATGTTGAGTGCGGATAGTTTTTCCTCGCCTGTAGTCTTGTCGATATAATGCCTTTGCGCTCGGACAAGCTGATCGTCCATTTTGATTGTCGCACCGAATGGGTTTGAGGAATCGGTATCCATTTTCTTAAATACTTTATCCGCTTTATCAACTGTTTTGTTGGTATTGTATACGATGTCATAGCCGTCTGGAATATTATCGGAATAGACAGCCATGCCTTTCATATACTTGTCACCGTCGACTGCAATTCGAACCTGAGCATACTTCGCATTGCCCAACGAAATATCATCCACACCGCGCCGAAGTTCGATCAAGCCATCTTTTTCAGCGCCGCCTTTGCCATTAGCATCGGTGTAGTTGACATAGACTCGTTTACTGTCGATTGACACAGGCGGCTCCATAGCTCGAACCGTCATACCGCCATCTTCTGTGTAGAAATTAGTAGGAAGTCCGATCTTATACTTATTGTCGTTTACTTCTTTCCAAGGCGTATCATCTTTGGTTAATACCTTCAAAGTCGTCTTTTCATTTGTGCCCATTTGTTGAACCTGAACATACTGAACCTTATATCCTTGCTCCTTAAGTAGGGCAATCGCGGTCTTCATTCGAGTATTGCTCACTGGCATATTGAAATAGTATTCGCTTCCGGCACCGACGTCGATGTACTTTTGTTCTTTGACAGCAATCTTGAGTTGCTCAGCAAGATCATTTGTCATGTCGTTCCGTGCTTTAAGATGCGGATCGAGCAGCGCGCGAACGGAACTTTCGTTCTTGCCAAGTCGCTGGCCAATTGCAACGTTAGAATATCCTTTTTCTTTAAGTTTCCACGCCATGGCTGATTCTTCTTTACGAATTTCAGATTTGGCAATGGACATTCTCGCTCTAAGTTGACTCGTGGACATTTCCATACTTTTTGCAATTTCGACTTCGGATAATCCTTCTTTACGCAGTTTCGTAACATGTGCTACAAAATTGCCGCTCCGTTGGTAAGGATTCTCGCCAGAACCCCAAGGATATCTTCCGCTATGCCTAGGTGTTCCATAATGGGTTAGTTCGTCTTTCTGCTCCTGTTCGACGAGTTTTCGATCATCCATACTTTTAGCCCTCCATAAGTTCTTTCTGAATGTAATCGCTCGCATATACGATACGATCCATTACTGATAGTACTCTTTCCGGCTCGGGTTGTAGAACCTGAATATCATTATTTTGATAAATTCGAAGCTCAACTCTTGTATGATCAGGGTGAGCATCTTCGATTTCGCCATATTCAAGGAAGAATAGAGCAGCATATTGTTCAAGCTGCTTCATTGATACCGGGCTGCATCCGGTCTTCAAATCATGAATTCGAAGCGTATCGTTTTCAAATTTGATCGCATCTGCAGTTCCGAAACAGACAGAACTATATGCCAGAACAATCTCTGGATCCATTCGAAATACAATAGCATCATTAACGTAAGCCATTAGATTCGGAAAAATATAGTCGATATCAATTGCTCGACGGGGGATCCTATGCCCACGAATCAGAGAAAACAGGACACCATTTTTTTCTGATTTCGTAAGCTTCATACGTGATTCGATTCGGTCTTTTGCATAAAGATGAATCGAAGTTCCGAGCTCACATGCATAATAAGCTTTTAGCTTTGCATCCATCAAATCGTCCAAATTCTCTTTATCCAACCAATGATAGTTACTTGGACTAATGATTGCATGCTTGCCCTCAAGATTCGAATGCTGCTTGTAATGCACAAAGTACCTCCTCTTTGTTCTCTGGATAAATGAAACGAGCAAAGCTCAAGTCATTCATTTTCGAAACATAGTAGTCTTGGTTCGGTTGATGTCCTGCTTTGGCATCTTTCTTGCATTCGAGAAGCGCCCATTTATTTTTATAAAGAATAAGGAGATCGGGAAAGCCCTGAACGTAATTCGCATCAGTCTTCAGGACAATACTTCCGGGATACCGTGCTTTAATTTCCCGAATCAGACTGCTCTGAAACGCACTCTCTCTTTGAGACATCCGATCTCCTCCTCTGCAAAAATAAAAGGAGATGTTTCCATCTCCAGAGATAGGTTCCAAAAGTCGTATTCTATCCCTCTATTATAGCATATGTTTTTCACGCGAGGCCCGTTTCTCAATAAAGGCCTTCTCATTGAAGTTTTTCTTCAATTTTAGTGTGTTAGCAATGGCTATATCAATTTTGGCTCGACTTCTCAAATGATAATAATATAGATCTTTATATGGGGTGTTCATTCGATCGATTCGACCGGCAGCTTGAACCATTGTCTTATAGCTGTAATTCTGACTATAGAATATCATGGTATCCGTCTGCGTACAGTTCCATCCTTCCGCACCCGCAGTATACTGGACAAGATACGCCCATCTTTTTCCGAGAGGGATCTTCTCGTGTTTGTGCCCGTTCCATTCGCGAACTTCAACCGCATCGCTAAGGGTAACCTTGAGTAATTCCAATTCATAGTCAAAGTTGTAAAATATAATGGCAGAGCCACGGGCGGACAATATCTCTTGTACAGTATGTAACCGGTCCACGTCTTCGTTGACCACTCTTCTAAGTAAATAACAGAGCGCGGTAACCTCCTGTATGGGTTCATCTGCATAAGGGTTCCATCTCCTTCTCATGATCGCATTATACTTCTGAATATCATAATCCGTATAAATAGTCTCGTGATGCTGCACAGTGTCCCTTTCGAATGGCATTTCGACAATTAGGCGTTTCCTTAATGCCTCAAGTTTTTTGGTTCCAACATATCGGTCGATTTGAGGATACTTTGCAAATCGTTTATAAATGATATGTTCATCTATAAACTCGCTTCGGTTCTTGTAGAAGCCATTCGCGATAAAGACTGGAATATAATCGGTCCATGTATCGCCCGGAGTAGCCGACAATAGGATCCATAGATTCTTTTTAGCGATTTTTAGGAATGCCTTAACCCATGTGCCACTTCCGACCACTCGCTGTTCATCAAATATAAAGAATGCGTCAGTGACGTTTTCATATTTTTTGATGTTATTCCAGCTATCAACGCTAACTCGAATGCCAGCTATGCTGTTTTGAGGCAAAAAAGAAAGGCCGAAGAATCGGCACTCATCTTCCCACTCGTGCGTATCACGCTTTCGAGCAGTAGTGATGATATACAGATCCTTCGGCTTTTTAGGGTTCTCAAGCCTTTCGTCAAACTCACAGCTTTTCCACACAAAATATCCAAGCGCGGTTCTACTTTTTCCCGAACCAACTCCGCCGCAAAGAATACAGCCGTCTCGGAGTTCTTCGATAGCTTTCATTTGATGGGGATACAGAAGATTAGTATACGCCGTCATTATCCTGATAGTCGGCGTAGTCATCATCGAAACTGGTCTGTTCCGCTTTCTGAACAGCCTGTAGTTCGTGCAAATATCCCTTCATTGTGTATTTATCTCCATCATAATTAAAACTGCCGATCCGAAGATTGATTCGTTCAAGACGAATATCATCGAGAATGCCAATAGTTTCAGCACTCAGGCGTCGGCACACTCGTTTGCCATCAAGGGAGGAGTACAATTTGATCGTGGGATTCCGTCGCCCGTCATCCGAGAAGGAAACGTTAATATTTGTCATATACGTCGGAGGCTCGCCTTCCTCGAGAGCAGGCATGATTCGAACGTTCCAACCATCGGCTTGAAGATCTCGAGCAGCTTCTTCAGTAAGAACCAAATTAAACTGCGGTTTTCCCATATTAAAACGATCTTTTTCGCCTGCGAAGTTCGTAAACATAATGCATGCATTTTTCACTACGACATTCGTATACGGACGATCCCGATAAACAGAGTGCTCGATATCAATGGTGCTCTCGCTGACATTGTTTCCATTAAACGTTCTCATGATTTTTCTCCTTTTCAAGTTCGAGGTACTTGTTCAAATACCAAATTGCTTTTGAGATGTCTTCCGATCCATTTTTCTTTTTATGACGGTATAGATACTTGAATGCATTGCAGATGCAGAAGTCCTGTGTAGACTCAATACCTTGAGTTTCAACCATAATATCAATACATTCAAACTTTCCGGTTTTGTAATGATCCGGATGATTTACATGTTCTTTCCCGGGCTCACTCATCTCTTGGGCTTCCAACGCTTTCGTCAAGGAACCACTCAATGTCTCCAAACTTGGATAAGTCATCGACGGCATCGTCGACAAGTTTCCGATAATAGAACTCATCTATAGTATCCTCCTTCTTTAATTCTCGCAAGAACTCGGCTTCACGCCATCTGTAATCCTTTGCACCTGTTACTGAATTGAATTTTCCATCTTGCTCCCGAACAAGTCGCGCCCCACCGGTTCCCGGAAGAACAGGGCAGAACTGGCCGCACTTACCGACGAATATCCTGTTGTGCTCATCTTCTCCGAGATCTTCGTCGAAATCAAGATACATTGCTGACTTAACGCTCTTGGTCTGACAATAGTCATCGAAGACAATGGGTTCTTTAGAAAACAAGGTCTTGAACACATACGGCTCCGCGAATTGCTTGCCAATAGCAGTCCATTTACCCGGATCGTCAGGATCATCTTCAGCCAGCTTCGCAATATAAACCGCGTTGTTGACCAAACAGATCTTTTCGAAAATGTGCTCAATCTCAAAGTCGTACCCGTATCGCTTGCCAAAAGCAATAATATCTTTCTGTAGTTCAGGAGAGGGATCAAGTACTTTAATCGAGTCCGTTTTGATGTGGATAACTTCGCCACCTTTCTCGTGCACATAATTCAGGAGATCGATCATGAACAGTGCACCACGCTTGGCAACAATATTATCAATGTTGCGCGGGTCGTGGAAAGCATTGTCAAAATGGGCTGCGGTCAAACCATATACCGAGTTGATCGCAATCTTGAGTGCCTGCGACAACTGTTTTGCTTTAGCGGGGTCAGTCAGATACTTAGCCAGCTTTCCACCGAACATCTTTCCAGCTTTCTTGAAGTCCTTATGCTTAATCGCGATTCGAGTGTTGAGCAAGTCATTGAACACTATCGTGTATTGCCCAAACAAGTATTCGCTTGTGATGCTGTGTGGATGCATGCTGGCCACGTCAAAAGTAATGACTCGTCCATACATTCCGGGTTTAGACCATACAAACCCTCCTTCTCCGGGATCAAAGCCACCGTAAGAGGATTCAACTTGTTCAGAGATAATAATAGCGTCGGCCACCGGTGTTTTATTCGCGATTGCCACCAGATATGTATCTATACCTCGGAGACCTCTTTTAAAGCTATATCCCGGAAAATAAGGAAGATCACTTTGCGCCTCGCCAAAAGGTTCCGCCATCATTTCAGGAAAGTTTGTTTTTAAGAACGCTTTTTGAAGAGAATCATCCGAAAGATGGACAGGTTCTGCAAGATCACGATAAACGAATGAGCTTTGCGGATTCTTTACGACTCCAAATATCAATCGTGTGGTTAATTGATTCGTCGTGTCATTTACCGTTCCGCCAGCAAGATCCGCTAGAATCTCTCTAGCAACAAAGTCAGCCTGTCTAGCATTGAACACGGCTTCGGTCGCGAGCACGTCGTTATCACAATACTCAGCAACCAATTGCCACTTATCTTCCGGGACGGGTTGATCCCACGGAAGGCCGAGCTCCTGATGATGGATACCAAGTTCAATCTCGAACTTCTTAAGACTCTGCTTTTTAGAGCTGAAATCGTAAACATCCGTATAGCTAATGTTATATGCCTGACCGAACATAGCAGCCTTATCGCCGGAAATGATTGCCTGACTGATTTCGTAGATCTCTTCAATACTCTTTCCGAGGTATCGAGCATAGAGAATGTGGTTATCATACCGACGACAGTTAAAGCCCACGAGCTTTTTCTTAAGAAGCTCCGAAATATCTTGCTGACTTGGATTGATCATCCGGATACATTTACATTGCGGACCAGCGTATTTCCAGTTGACAAGCAGCAGATTGGGGAATACCTCAATATCGAAGAACACAATTGCATCTTCTAAGTACTCATCTGACTCGCTTACGGCTTCGCTTTTGTACTTCATCTTCATCGCGATTTTTGTACACCGATCGCTCTGATGGGTGCTTCCCGCTGCAAAAGCCAAAATCGTAGGTTTCATGTCGCTAATATCATACGACATTCCGCTATCATAAGCTTTATCAAGGATGTCATTAATCAATCCAATCGATGATGCAGTTGACCCCACAATCTCTTTACGCAAGTGACGATTGATGAGTCGTCGAAGCCCTTTTTCGCTTTTTACTGCTTTCTCATTTATCATGCTCGTTTTCTCCTCTTTCAACGGCAAGCCACTGGAAATCGTAGCAATAGGAATATCATTGCATTTAGTCAATTTACGTCGACAGCTACTTTTCCCAGTAAATACTTTAACTTCGATCCCCGGTGAAAAGATACGCTGAAGCTCATTAGGATCGCCGCCCTCATAGAAGTAGTGTAGATGAATGCCTTGTCCTCCTTTACTAAGTTCGGCGTATGTTTTTGGCCATTTTGATGCTGCCTCCATGTTTAACTTGAGGGATTTCTCACCTGTCTCATCCTTCAAATCAAAATCGATCACGACATTAATCACGGGCAACATTACATAGTGCAGCTTGTCCGTACAAATATCTGCCAGAGTCGTCGTGACTTTATCCCAAGCAATAAGCGGGGTGCCATCCTCGCTTGCGTATTGAGCAGGATAATTAGCGTAAATATCGTCCAGCAAAGACTTTGTACAATCGAGTTTCAGCCATGATTCTTCTTCCTTTGGTGCTTCATCCTTCGTTTTCTCTTCGGGGCGAAACTTCTTTCGGATGAACCCCGAATAATATTTCCGAATCTGTTTGCCGTCGATTCGCTCAACATCCGAATAATGCTCGAAATAGTTTTTTAACTCTTCTCGGAACTTGTACATCGGCAGCTTGGCTTCTGTCCCGCTATCCTCGCAATACTCCTTGTACATTGCATACGCGAGCTTAAGCGTTGTGGAATCCTGCTGATCGAAAATATCATACTTGTCTTCGACAAAGTTGAAGAAGAAATCCGTTTTGTACATCATGTCCATTGGACGATAGGCATTGTAATAGTCCTTGCCCATCTCTTTATAGACCTGAAGACAGTGATAGGCGATAGCACCCAGTTCAAAATTAACCTTACTCATCAGATTTTGGTATCTGTTGAACGGGAGCTTTCTACCGCTTGGCCGAACATCAATCAGCCGTCGAATGATACCGGATTTTGCATCAGTGATCTTGACTGGACGATTGGTTGCCATAAACAAGAAACAGTTTGCGCGAGCAGTATAGCTCGACTTGTACTTCTCATTCATGGTCATCATCTCGTGAGATACAATCGAGTTCAACTTTGTGTTGTCCTCGATGCGGCTCAGATCACCGTCATGCTGAATCGCGACAAGAGGATTATCACGAAATGCTTCGGTAGCAAACTGGTTATTATTGCTGGCAAGGGACTTCGCATCGAAACTTACATAATATCCCTCGAACAATTTTTGAATGATATTAAGAATGGTGCTCTTGCCCGCTCCAGCATCGCCATAGAAAACCAGAAATTTCTGGATGGTCGTGCTTTCACCGGATACAATAGCACCAATTGCCCATTCAATTTTAGCGCGTTCGTCGGGATCATAAAGTGTCGATATAATCTCGTCATACCCTTCGCAATTTCCAGACTCAAGAGGGTAGGGGAGAGATTTCGAAACGTAGTCCGTCTTTACAACCGGGGTATTCGCAAAAGTCAATTTGCTATCGAGCTGATGGCTGTTATCCGAAAGATTGTTCACATAGCTCTGAAACGTTTTCCACGAATTGGTGGAGTAGTCCATCATTGTTCGCGGACGAAGAGTTGCTTCTGGAAATATCTTTCGGGTCTCGTCAATCTTAGCTTCAATGTCCTTGTCAATAAGACGCTGTACGTCATAGCTATCCGTCGTCCATAATCCACGCGCATCATCCCAGATTGCGTAGAATGCTTTGCCACGAATCATGAGGTCTTTGCTTTTACAGATTTTGAACTCAGGATATATCTCGATGACGTCCTTTTCCTTTGGAACAGTCCGCGTCCTGATTTGACAAAAATCCATGCCGTAACCTCCTTTCTCGGCTTACACATTTGTAGTAGGCGTTGTTACAGTTGTGCAGTTTTCAACACGGTTTATAAACTTTTATATAATATATATATTCTCCAAAAAACTTTTTAATAGTAAAAAACTGTAAAACTGTAACAGACCCCCGATTTTTCTAATAATAGCTAGAAAAATGCTGTTACAGTTTTGGTTTTTTGGCCCTTCAAAACTGTCACACTGTTACAGTTTTCTGTCACACTTTTTCCGTTCGCCGTTAAGATTTCTTAATACAAACCGCAAATTTTCTTCAAAACTTCGAAAACGCATTTCAAAACTGTCACAACTGTTACAGTTTTGCTGAAGAAAATATCAGCCCAAAACATGCAAATTCACGATAAAATCACCCCCTGAGCCGTCCGCATACTCGACCGAAATGGCACAGTTTTCGGCCTTATCAATCACCATAATTACGATCTTTTTGAACTTCGGAGCGCCTGTTGAAGCCGCCGTAAAACAAGTTTTTTCAAGGTATTTCATTGCTGTATGAAACATTAAAACTTGGCATGCACGGTCATTGAATGGAGTGATTTCAACCTTCTCAACTGTATCATCACCAAGGTGCAGTGGAAGCTGTTTTATCCATTCCAACAACTGCTCGTCTCTAGCATTCATATAATTGGTGCTCTCCTTTCAACTCAGAAACATTCCCGGCACGTTGACGTGCTTACGTGAGATACGCATATCCGTAAAGATGCGAGCTTCGGTAGCCACTTCTTCACCATGTTGAATATTCACGTAATTAATCGAAGCGCGCGGATTTGCACCGGCGAGAACCAAACTTACTTCCTTGATAGAGCCACGAAGGATATCACCATGATTCTGTTCTATGTCAGCGGCATAGACCGAAAGGGCGCGAATCTCGCCGATACGAATCAGCTCTTTAATACGTCGTGCAGTATCGGTGTTATTGAACGTACAGTATGCGTATACACCTTCTTCCTTATTTTGAAGGAACGCATAGCCTAGCATATTTTCGCGAGTATAGCAACCGTGTATCCAGAGCAGTGGGACAGTGCTCCCGCCATCTCTCGCAAAAGCATCCCGAAGAATAACTCGCTTGTCTTCATATTCGAGATCGGTCCTGATCGCCCATCCACTAAAGTCACATTTACTCATTAGGCTCTCCTTTCAACTCAGAAACATTCCGGAAAATTCTCCAACAGCCACGCCTGAGCCTGATACCAAGTCTCCACTCGACGCTGATCCTCACGAGTCCGACGAAGGGGGAACAGACCGCCTACACCGTTTCGACTATACAGTCGATCCAGCCAGACGTTCAAAATATCTTCCACCAGATCCTCGCATCGCCAGTCATCAAAAGCTTCATCGTCAAACTGAACCAGATTCAGGTTTTCAATCATTCTCCAGAAGAAATATCCATCCGTAAATTCTGGATTGCTGTCGACCATCATGTCCATAATGTCCTGCGACAGCGCAATCAGCATCTCCAAACACGAACACGGTCCCAAGTCCGTCCAGCGTACACCAAAGTAAACGCCACGCAACTCGAGACCGTGCTCTTCCCAATTGTCGTCCCTCGGGACAATTCCGATAAACTCTCGATTCATCAAAATATCAAAGAGTTTAGTATAAGATCGACCGACCGGTGTTTCTCGATCGATGAAACGACGAAGCCATTTTACATACGCTTCACGCTCCTTTTCGGTCATCGTAAATTATCACTCCTTCTCGTCTAAATTAGAATTCTTCAAATATTTCTCATATAGTAGTCGATTATCGAAGCGGGCGTGATGTTTAAGTGTAACGATTTTGCGCACCAAATCCACACGAATAATGCACGTCGGCCACATATTGATGAGACTACGATTATAATATTGGTCAATCATTTGTTTGCGCCGCTGTTTTCCGAGATATACCTCGATCGTTCGATTGTAGGAAGGTCCCAGAATTCGGCGTTTCTTTGCCCAATATTGGCGTCTATCTTCTCTCATCATCGCTTTGGCATAGCGTCTGGGAAATGAAGGATCTATAAAATTCACCATATATCCAAGAAGAAGACCTTCGCGCCATCTTTTCCGATATTCCGCTCTGGATTTCATAATTCATGCTCCTTTTCAGTCATCATGAAATATCATTCCTTTATTCAGGCAATTTGCCTCTCCGGATTCTTTCACCATTAATAATGATGCCATGCTTTTTAACATACCGATACCAACGATCCATTCGGCGAGTACTTCGCGAACACTTTCGGATATACACATCCTTTGGTATACCTCTGCTGGCGTACCATGCGTGTTCCTCTTCCGACATCCTCGCCCACGAGAAACATGCATTAATTGCGTATCTCATTTTGCGCTCCCGATATTCCGCTTTAGATTTCATAACCGATACTCCTTCCTTAAACCTAGAACTTTCTCACGGCTTAACTTCGACGGTCGGCAAAACATCCGTATGGAAATAAAGCTTATAATGGTAGGGATCGGTATACATTCCTGTAATATCTTCTACCACGTACATAGTATACGTATTTAGATAGATATAATTCTTTTTGTACGAGTTCGGTCCAATTTTTATAGTCACGACGAGTTCTTTGCTCGAGTTATTCGAGATAGACATCGCACCTTCGCATTCAAGAATAACCTTGTCTGTTCGAGCATTATAGACCGTAATTTTTCGCTGTGACTCAAAGTAGTCAGCCTGCTTGCTAATGTTGGCATTAACCTTGTCTGCTTCACTGCATCCCGTCGTGAGGAACAGTGCGCCAGTCAGCATACCCGCAAGAATAAGATTTTTAATTTTCATAACTAATACTCCTTCTTTTTAAAGAATATCAACTATTGTAGATAGCAAACGAGCACTCAATGTAGAACTTACACAACGGACAATCTTCATAGTTACCAAAAGGACATTTTTCGCAATGCTCCCCAGTTACGTCATGATCGAAGCAAAAACCGCACATGTTATCCATCAGTTCTCGCATTCGTTTCTTAGCTATATCCATGTAGCATTACTCTCCCAACACGACCTGATGATAGCTCTGGTGAATTCTCGTCACTTCATAGTCGCAGTGCAGCGTTTCGTTTCTAACATACAGAGTATTCTCGTCGCCGCTTAGCTCAGCAGCTTCAGCTCCGAAATGATCCAGCGCATCTGCACCGATAAAGCGTTCAACGTCCATAACCGTCTCTTCAGCATCATCCGCCAATACATCATCGACGGCATAATATGTCATGGAAACGGTATCATATCGACCCGAATATCCTGCGTCGAAGTCATCGATCGAGATCAAATACGGCGTTTTTTCTTCCGAGTCAGTGCTCTCCGAGATCTCTTGCAAGAGATCCTGATCAATGTCGTCGTCCTCTTCAAGCGGCTTTACGGGCTCGATTTTGTTATAATCCGTAAACTGATGCTTTGGTGCCTCAGAAATGCCCCTCAGAGGCGTTCTAAGGGGGCTAGAATCGTTCGTACCCGTACTCGTGATAGTTTCTTTTACCTCGGTATCCGATGCATTACAAGCGTTATTATCGGCCATCAGAAGCATCTCCTTTCGATGCTTATAAAGTCGATTTCCAAGGTATGCAAGCCCAACACTGCTGCCAACAATGATAGCAAGCTTCAGAATTTTGGTTTTCATAAGTGCTCTCCTTACTCTTCCAGAAGATCGTAAATGCTGCCTCTTACGTTAAAGTCCAGAATGATCGAATCTTCTTCATCATTAATGAACCGCACCGATCCGTTCTTAGAGAAGATGCCAAAGTCAACGTAATAGTCGCCGTTATTGTCGTCTTCTGCGCCTTCCTTCGGGATGTACCAACCAACAACCGCACCAGCCTTTGTCGAAGAGAAACCAAGTGCTTCATAGACTTCGTTCAGGAACAAATATCCGCCATGCTCATGATTGCGCCGGGCAAGGAGTTTGTCGTTCATCTGATTCTGAACCTTCTTGAGAAACCACATATTATAGGAAGATTCTCCCTGCCAATAGTCATTGCCCTTCTTGAACACCTTGGCATACATGGAATAATCGTTTGGGTTCTTGCCAATATCACTCCGTTTCACAACGGTGATTTCTTTGGTTTCGCCCTTCTCATCCGTAATCGTAACCTTGTCAAGCTCTTCCGCCTTAATGCCGTGGAGGAATCGCCAATCTGCTTCGTCGCCGAGTTCATCTTTAACGTTACCACGATAGCCATTGAATGCCTTCGTCGTAGCCGTCAGAGCAGCAGCCGTCGCCGCATAACGCTGAGCGAGAATATGATGGCCGCCGAGGAAGCAAGTCACGCTAGCTGCATACAGAATAGTAGCAGGGGCATATGCTTTCGCGAGGTCGACACACATAATTGCTTTCGTTTTCAGAATATCTTTTTGCCTATCCTCCTCGGTATAGGTATCGTCAATCATGAGCGCATCGATCTTAGCCAAACGAGTTTCTTTGCGAGAGAAAATATCATCAATTTTCGTCGTGCCCCTCGCAGTTTCAATCAGCGCGCCAGCACCGGTCAGGACGCCAGCGCCGAACAGGATCTGGGGCATATGCTTATAGACGATCAAACCCATTCGTTTCATACCAGTTTTTACAATAGTAAGATTCATAGTTTTATTCTCCTTCCAAAATATCAAGAAGCGTAGTAGTTCCATTTACGCCGCGTTTCCAGTCGATCGATCAAATCGAAATTCGATATCTGGTTTCCGATTCGTTTTCGCCACACAGTTGTTTTTATAAAAACGTCACATTTCGGGCATCCGACCCAGTAGTCTTGAAAGAATCCTGATCTTGGATTCGCAGACGCCCCGTATCGCTGAGGCAAATATTGAGCTGTCGCCGCACCTCCGCAAAATGGGCAGGAAGCTAACATGGTGCTCTCCTTTCAGAATATCAACGATATAATCCAGCAGCCTTTTTCGTTTGTTGAACTCTCTTCTTTTTTGCCCATCTATTCGCACGATATTCGGTAGCTGCTTCTCGCTGCCGGTCAACATTCTTCCTCCAATTGAGATAGGCCTCGCAAGTCATGTGACAATTGGGTTCGACGCATCGATTTTCGCAGCCTCTCGTACAAGGGCTTGTTGAATATGAGGATTCCATTTATTTTTGTTCTCCTTTGCTACATGATAGTGAGAAACGGAATAGACCACGTGTCCGCATTTGGGGCAATCACATACTGCATAGAAGCAACCTGCATTAGCAGAAAAAAGTTCTTCGTAAGAGTATTTGTCCCCGTCCTCGGGTGTGTTTCCGGCTGTAAATTGCGTTCCGCATGTCCGGCATATGAATTCGTAGAACACGATCTGACGGTCCGGTTCAATTTTCATATGATTATTCCTCCCAAATGATTTTTAGGAATCGCTTCGTGAGTGCATCCTTATGAAATGCAGAATCACCCAGTTCATCAACCATGCTATTCCAAACAAGCCCCATTTCAAGAGCCATGATCAGCGCTACTTCTCTGTGTTCCTCGTCAGGAGATTTATAATATTTGGCAAATGGCCTTTCTAACATATCTAGTAGAGCATCCTCAGAACCCTCAATAATCCGAAATGTTCGCATTACAGACTGCATTGTTTCGTTTGTCGAATCGACGGCATCCTTCATCTTTTTAAGTTCAGTATTCATAATTCATTCCTCCACTTTAATGTCGTCGAAGATAACGGGAATCGTCTCCTGAAGTTCTTTCAGAAGCGGAATCATGAGAGCACGCATCTGAGGATGAGCAGCTTTAGACGTTCTAAGCTCGAGAATATGTCGCCATTCAGCATAGTTGGCTGTCATTACCAGCTTCGTAGCAAGGGATAGGGGTAGAACGCAGCGAGCATCTTCGGGTTTGAGGCTGTTTGTGAGAAGCGCCTTATAATAACGTTCTGCCATATCACAGATACCCAGCCATAAGTTAGATCCGAATGTGCAGTCATTGACCCATTCAGGTTTCACAAAAGTTAGCTCGTTACTGAATTTATCCTTGCTGTAATTACAATATCTAGTGGATTCCTGCGCAAAACTGCACAATCTATGACGAACCAACTCATTTGCAATCGCTCGGTCAGTTGTGAATTCGACGCTCAAGACAGAATGCTCAAGCATAGCAGTATGACCGAGAGTGGTCAGCATCTCCTTAATCTTCTGATCGCTCGATCCGTCATCAGTAATTCGGTCTTCACTGCGATAACACGTTCTGGCAGCTTTTTCGATGACGTCACCGGGATTCCAGAGAATGCGATAAGACTGCTCAATGATTTTCATTTAAACACCTCATCAAATATAGATTTGATACCCATATAGTTGATAATCGCTTCAGATTCGGAGCGCGTAAGCACAATGTATCCTGTCGTATTCAACGCGAATCGCACATCAGCAATATCCATTTCTTCGATGAGTTTTCTAAGCATGTTCAGCTTATCGAATCCTTGGCGATCTTTAGCAGCTTTTATATAAGGTTCATAATCGTCAGCAATAGCTTTCTTCCGACAATTACATTCTGCCTCGATTTGATTAAGTTCTGTTTGCATTGCTTCACGAAGCTCGGCTTCAGTCATGCTAGACAGTTTCTCGTGAGAAATAGCGATAACATGCGCATTCTTATTCATTTTTTGAGTCATCTCCATTCGTCATATTAAGAAGCTCATCAAAATAGATCGTGAACACGGCGATAACATCTTCCTTCGGCATTCGACGAATCATTTGAGAAAGATCTATTTTGGCATCCGACTGAGCTTTCTTGACCTCTGCATTTACAATATACGGTCCAAAAGCATCGTAAATGGAATTTGCACGAGCCTCTGATTCTATCTGATGCTTTAGAAGCATCTCGTCTCTAATTTTCATAAAGTCCTCAGGTGACCATTTATCAACGACTTCACGCGGATACCCTATTCCATCAATAACGACGGTGACGGTCTCTCCGTTGTATTTTTCAAAGATGATGCCATCCATTACCACTCAACTTCCTTTCCGAGCAACACCTGCTCGCACGCCATTTGAATTGAAATATCACGGTCGATTCCCTCATCCATCCACCGCATAGTTAGGGCGATCGCTTCCTTAATATATTGCTTATCTTCGGTGCTATCTGGATTAAGCTCAATCTCATTCATCTTTGCCCATTTGCAAATATCCTTAGCTTTTACTGGTCTGGCCATCGCTCTGCTCCTTTGTAGTGTTCTTCAGCTCGTTAAACGCCTTGTTGATCGCTCCCGTTACCCAAGCAAGCGTGAGAATCGTGGAAATGACGCCTCCTACACTTCCTGCACAAAAGACCATCAGAATTTCGCTCATGATTAAAACCTCCTAATCTTTACTTATCGTTCGATTCATTCAAACCAGCATACCAATCAGGGTAATCGCGATTAAAGCGCTTTGCATTATGAACAAAAAGCGCAAAAAATCCTCCTCCAAGCACCAAGGCAATACCTCCAACCGCAAGAGCGCCTAATCCTGCTCCATAAAAAGTTCCAACGTCCACTGCGTCAGCAACCATTTTAGTGATTTCCTTCTTGCCCATAATTAGATTCTCCTTACACCGGTTCAACTCTAGGCATGACGATCAAATATCCACCCGGAACTTGCTCATAGTTCGGATAACCACCACCAAAGGATTTCCAGCCCCACTTCCGGTCAGTGTACTGACTGGGCACACCAACCGTACTGTAAAAATCATCAACGGTCACATAACCGTATAACTGCATCAGATCTTCGAGTTTCCGACATACACTCTCGGCTTCATCGCGGGTATTCACAACGATCTCGTCTGGAGTAATACGACGACTGCGTTCTCCAACGTCTCTCCGCGATCCACCGCCATAGTCGTACATGGAATTATAGGGGAGAGGGTTGTTTCGAACGGTCGTGGAACCGCCCCGAGATTGCCCACGATTTCGCACAGGCTGACCAGTTAGAAGTGTCGATACCAAGTCAATTACGCCGTCCGCGAACATCTTTTTAGCTGATGGAATGAAAATATCAAACACGGCATTCGTCAACCGATCCTCAATACTTCCGTCAAAGATATTATCCATAATGCGTTGCCCGAGAGAGGCTTTTTTTACCGTAGCATTTCCTTCAATAACTTTTTCAACCTTTTCCGCTTTCGCAGGAAGATTTCTATTAGCATTCTCCTTTGCTGCATCAGAATTATTCGGATACATGGGAACGCCTCTGTTCTCACTCATAAGTATTTTCCTCCGATTCGCTAAAAGCAGTCTGGAGAATTCCGATCGCATTAGCAGCCTCATCAACAACACTATCAGTTGTCGTTTGCGTTGCATCCGTGATCGCAGCGACAATCGCCAAACTGGCAATACTTACGCAGGCCTTCGACAACCCTTTGGAATTCGGCAAGACGGTTTTAATCGCGCCGCAGATGATCGTTTCAATGCCGATGCCGACAATTAAATTCACGATCGCCTTTACGTCATCAATTCTCATTTGGTGCTCTCCTTTCAAATATGTATCAATGCTCATGGTGACCGGGATCGATATAGTTGTTGATAATGATTGGAGCATTTTTATTCGGAGCGTCGTCTTTCTTTCGTTGGCCCATTTCAAAGGCAAAGACAACGCCCAAAATAACAATCTCGATCAACGGCATAAAATCATCCAGTGTTCTCTTTCCGCTTTCCTTAGCGGTTTCGATCGCGGTCTCAGTGGCTTTAGCCGCGAATTTCTGCGCCACTCTTTCAAAGAACAAGAATATCCTCCTTTCGTGAACGGCGAAAAGAAAAGGAAGATGCCAAGTTTCCTTAACATCCTCCTTTGAGTAGATCCTTAAATATCATCTCGTTAGCTGACCGTGTAGTCGTCATCACCACTATCGCCACGATCCTTGCTGCCGAGCAGAGCAGCACCCAAGACCGCAGCGCCGATCCCAGCCGCGAACGGAAGTAGGCGGTTACAAACAAAGTTCTTCACCCCTGCCTTCGTAGGCTTCTGGATACGCTGCTTCTTAGTCTCCTGCACCTGTTCGGTCGTAACAGTTTCCTGAGCAACAGTCTGATTCTTTTCCATAAGTCAAATCCTCCAATAAATTTTATTTAAGAGTTTCCTCTCTACTATAAGCCTTGCAATTTTTGCGAGAAAAATGAAAGAGCCTATGTTTCCATAGACTCTCATACGGGATAGATTAGTCGATTCTTTCATAAGTTCGAGTATCAAATTTTATACCACAATGTTTAAAAATGAATTTCGTTACCCGGCTTTTTGGAAATACTATCGTTATAATACTAGTCAACGTATCTACAACGCCAACAATAGCGAAAAACCCAATAATAATTCTAGTGATCATAAATCAACTCTCCTTTCAAGTACGGACTAATCTGTCTATTATACGCTTTGTATTTTTCGCGAAGTCCACGAACTTGTAGGAACGTATACCTTGCCAAAGAAGCTTAACAGAATATTAAGAATCCCTTCCTCGTAAGTATTGAAATGCCGAGCTGCCAAACAATCGGCTACCCTATTGTCTTTACTGCTGAGAAATACGGCGACGTCATGCTCATTGTCGGCAATACCAATATAGAAGAGGTTATTCGCCAGCAGAACATGGGAATCTCGACGAATCCACTTATCCTGTTTATAAAAAGAGGGGAATCGTACTTCGATCTCTCGAAATACGTCTTCCAGAACATCAGGCTCATAGTCAACATACCATTGAGCAGCATGATTACCAGAAGCGTAGTAATTGCCTCGTCCCATAATGCCTCCTCGAAAAATCAAAAAGAAAAGAGGCCATGAAGACCTCCTTCTTAATTTGGATCAGAATCCCATATGTGGGTACAATGCAATCATTCCCCACAACACAACATTAATGATAAAGATTCCGACAAAGGCACCAAAGTTTACGCCCATCCAGAAATAGTTCTTTTCTTTTTGCGTGTACTCCACGTCCGTGTCATTCTCATCATCTTGTCTATAGAAGAATTTATACAGTTTTTCCATCATGGTAAACACCATCCTTTCTACTATAGAACCTGTTATTTTAGCGAGCCATAGAGGACTAGTCTGTCTGCCTCGAAAGATTTTCGTACATCGATAATGCGCTGATTCGAGCTGCCACGCCACAAAAGCGAAATATCTTTCTTTTCTTCGATAAATGGGCCATCTACGAGAACATCGATATCCTTCAGTAGCATATGCATATGTCCGCGTCGGCAATCATCCATCAGTTCTTCCCATGTGTATCCAGTCCAGCACCAAATATCCTGCGTAGGCGACTGTCTATGCCGTTTAATGTCATGCGCTATAACGCAAAGCATAGGTTCATTTTCTTTCTCGAAGGGTTCTCCTCCAAGAAAGCTGAATCCGTCGTGATTTTGAGATTTCGCGTAGGCTATGATAGTGCCTAGCATTCTATCAGTAACCGGCTGCCCATACTCAAAATCCTGCGCTTCTGGGTTAAAACATCCGGGACAATGCCTCCTACATCCGCTGACCCAAATGCTCATACGAATGCCGGGACCATTGGCGACATCATAGGGGACGATTTTTGCGATATTCATTCTACACCACTTTCCGCCAGCTCAACCGGCACGCCATCTTTAATCACACCATCCGTATACCAGCCATCCAGAAATTCGGCACTCGGCTCAATATCATACGTGATCTGGTAAAGACTCTTTCCGTCAACGTCAACATCGAGCAGGTCATGGGTGATATCAATCCAATAGAATCCTTCCGTGACAGACCATCCGATCATTTCAGATTCAGGCGTAACAGGAATGCCTAAAAAATAAAGAAACTCGCTCAGAGAAGCATAACCTCTAAGAACAAAGTTCCGATTAAAATGGTATTCAGCGTCCATGACTTCACGTTCGTATCGCTGAAATACCTGATGAGTCACAGGCTCGATAAACGTGAATTTACCGTCCGGACAAGTTAACATTTGGCGATGGTACCCGGGAGTATTCCTCGTGATTTCCGCCTGAATTTCTCGATCAAAGTCCGCGCCTTTTTTCTCGATAACCTTGTTTCGATAATCGGAATATGTCTTAGTCGCTCCGGCATACAGTGCAGCCATGGCAGCGGTCTGTTTAGTGCTTATCACATTGCCACTCATAATGCATCCAATTGTTACACCGGCGGTAACAGCGGTCGGAATATAAGTCTTAGCAATGTCAAGCCCTGTCGGATCAACCCCGTCAGCATACATGTCAGCAATATCCATCGTAGCTTTTGCGCTAGACACAGCCGTTCCGATCACGCCAACGCTGCCGAGAATACTCAAGATCGTAGGGGCATGTCGTTTGGTAAAGCGAACCAGATTCCAGAAAGTTTTAGACATAGAAGCTCTCCTTTCAAATATGTCTTTTTATAAATTACTTATGCGCAAGATAACGACCGACGAGCCATGCGATGACGAATGAAGTAACGAATATTACGGGATCAAACTTCATAATTATGTCACCTCCATCCAATACCAAGCCCAAATAAATATCCAGCAAGCCACACTAGCAGAATGATTGCTCCGAAAGTAGCATAGTCAATTACCATTAAAGAATGCCTCCCAAATCACCATACCTATCCATGCTAAAATAAATGCGCAAATCCAATCCATCATAAGTGCATCACCCGATCTCTAATCTCTGCCGTTCGCCCCTGATTCCAGAATTGAGTTCCGATATAGCCGCACGTTCGTCTGGCCACGTTCATCATTTTCTGATCACGATTGCCGCATACAGGGCATTCCCAGACGAGTTTTCCATCATCTTCTACGATCTGAATTTCGCCGTCATATCCGCATTTTTGGCAATAGTCTGATTTTGTGTTGATTTCAGCGTACATGATATGGTCGTACATATACTGAATCAATCGGATTACTGCAAGAACATTATTGTTCAGATTTGGAACTTCTACGTAACTGATAGCACCACCCGGACTCATTTTCTGGAATCGACTTTCAAAATCAAGCTTTGCAAAAGCATCAATCGGTTCGCGTACATTAACGTGATACGAATTGGTAATATAAGTATGATCGGTTACTTCTTTAATGACGCCGAATCGTTTGCGTAGACACTTAGCAAATTTGTACGTCGTGGATTCAAGCGGGGTTCCATACACACTATAGTCAATATGCTCCGCTTCACGCCACTCCTTACATTTATCATTCAATCGCTTCATGACATTAATCGCAAATGATTCGCCTCCGGGTTCAGTATGGCTAACATGCATGAAAGCCTGACAGCATTCGTATAGACCGGCATATCCGAGCGAGATTGTCGAATATCCATTGTAAAGCAGCTTATCGATCGTTTCGCCATGCTTTAGTCTGGCTAGAGCACCGTGCTGCCAAAGGATCGGAGCAACATCCGATACTGTTCCCTTCAACCGCTCATGCCTGCATCGCAAAGCACGATGACAGAGCTCAAGCCGCTCGTCAAGGACAGTGAAGAAATCTCTCTTTTCTTTAATAGCAGTGAGCGCGACATCCGGAAGATTGATCGTAACGACACCTTGGTTGAAACGTCCATAGTATTTCGGCTTTCCGTCCTCATCCTTATAAGGCGTGAGGAAGCTTCGGCAACCCATACACGGATAGCAGTCGCCCTTCAGTTCCAGCATCAATTTCTCGGAAATATAATCCGGAACCATTCGTTTAGCCGTACACTTGGCTGCCAATTTCGTCAAATAGAAATATGGAGAATCTTCATGAATGTTGTCTTCCTCGGTTACGTAAAGCAGCTTGGGAAATGCAGGAGTAACCCAAACGCCAGACTCATTCTTTACTCCCTGAATACGCTGATTCAGCATCTCCTCGATAAGCATAGCGAGGTCTTCTTTTTCTCGCGGATTCTCAGCTTCATTCAGATACATCATGACCGACAGGAAAGGCGCCTGCCCGTTAGTGGTCATCAATGTAATGACTTGATACTGAATAGTCTGAATGCCCTTCTGAATTTCTTTTCGGAGACGACGTTCCACGATATTATCGACATACAATTCGCCACCCGGAATGTTATAGTCGAGCATCTCCTGCATAACTTCTTTACGAATTGCCTGTCTTGAAATATCAACGAAGGGAGCCAGATGTGCAAGGCTGATCGTCTGTCCACCGTATTGGTTGGATGCGACTTGCGCAACAATCTGCATGCCGATATTACACGTGGTCGAGAAGGTGTGGGGCTTTTCGATCTTCACGCCGCTAATGACTGTTTCATGCTGCAACATATCTTTTAGATTAACCAGACAGCAATTGTACATGTGCTGAGCGAAATAGTCCTCGTCATGTACATGAATGATTCCTTGCTTGTGCGCCTCCACAATGTCTCTCGGAAGAAAATATCTTTCCGTCAGGTCTTTAGAGACGTATCCGGCCATATAGTCTCTCTGAACACTATTGATGACCGGATCTTTATTGCTGTTTTCTTGAAGCGCTTCCTCGTTTGCCTGATCGATCAACGATAGAATCTCAGCATCCGTACTGTTTCCTTTACGAATTTTCTCTCGATCATATCGATAACGAATATAATCTCTAGCTACGGTCGCATAGCCGTTTTCCATCAAAGCATCTTCGACCATGTCTTGAATTTCCTCAACATGAGGCGCACGATCAAGTTTATAGCACATATCGCTCACTGAGTCTGTAATTTTCGCAATGTCTTCGAATGGAATTCGATCGTTGCTTGCCCTCGTGATTGCGCCTGCAATCTTCGTGTTATCAAACGTTGCTTCCGTTCCGTTTCTTTTGATGACTCTCATCGGAAATATCCCTCCCGCATATTCGTGACGCGCCCGCCAACGATTTCGTATAAAGTAGCTCTCTTAACTCTGTCCTTCCAGTTTTTAGGTGCCTCTTTTTCCCTAATATCAAAGTCAATCTTTTCTGTTTTGCTCCACTTCTTGAGCGTATCAATAATCTGAACGTATCCCATACCCGGTCCAGCATATTCCATGTAGATTCGAGGATAGCCATCGTCCGGGTCGATACTGCTGTAAAGTCTCATTGTATTATCAAAATCGCCAAAATGTTTTAGAAAATCGGAAAGGGGGATGATCTGTTTAGAATCCGCCCATGCTTGAATCTCAAATTCTATTTGCACGTTTAGTCTGCACCTCCATGCAAAAGTTACAACATCCACGATTAGCTTACCTCGCTTTCGAGTATTGACTCATAGTACCGAATCGCAGTTCTCAGAACCGCTGTCTTGCTCATAGTGCCCATTTCCATGCAATGTGTAAGAATATCTGCGTCCTTGGCTGTCAGATAAAAACTTTCCCAGCCTTCCGTGACGGGATTAATGTAATCGGACTTTTCGGTGACTAAACAAGCATTCATCGTATCACCTCAACTGTCAGTGCGTAAGTAGCCCAAAAATAAGCGACCAGAAGAATGCGCCATTCAGACACAGGAGTAAAAATATGAGTACAGCAACCTCTACGATCGCTGTACTCTTCTTTTTATTAAACTGTTCTGGTGGCTTCTGTTTAGAAATATGTTTTTTACGGAAGTCCCAATAGTTCGGCGTCACGTATGCATTATGATGCAGAACAGAGTCATTTATCAAATGGGCATATATGTAATCGATTTGCGCCTGTTGAGCGGCGAGCAGTTTAGCATCCTCGATTGGCTTTTGCTCAGGAATATGGGAAGATTGAATCATGCTCGGGGAAATATGTTTTTTATAGAACTTCCAATATTCTGTCGTTCCGCATATATTGTGATTTAGATCTACTGAATCTCCGTCAAGAATCCATATGTAATTCTGGTTATCGCATTCAAGATCTATTCCAACAACTTTTTTAGACTTAAATGACGTCGAATCGAGTTCTGGGTTTGCTGTCGATGTCGAAGTCGATAATGCCATACGGAATGCCATCCTCTCTCATGCCAGTCGTGATGTAAGGCTCAACTTTCGTTGGACTTCCCCAGCCAACTTCGTCGCCCATGTTATTCGGGGTCAGTTTCGGATTGTTCAAGGCCTCATAATAATCGTTCAGCGAAGCGTAAAAACTTCCCAGAATCTTATAATTGACATCGTTGAACGCTTTCATAATCCGCTCATGCGTGGACCAGAAATATCTTCCGCTATACGCATCAAAGAAAAGAGACTCACCCTCATGATTTTCTCGAGGCATAGCCGCAACCTGATTGGCCTGCTTCTCCGCTATTTCTCTAGCCACCTGATCACGAATTTCTCGTTCTTTTTGTTCGCCGATTGTCTCTGCAACTTTCTCCCGGTAGTCTTTTACCATGCTCTCGGAAAGATTAAGCAGAGTGGTCAACGCCGCAGTCTTCTTCTTGGAAATATCATTGGACTTAAAACCACAGGCAATGCTCAATGCCGTTGCGGCAACTGTCGGAGCATATACCGGAGCAACCGTCTTGACCATTTCAACCGTACCTTCCGGCTGCTTCTCTTCGACCAAACGAACAGCTTTCACCGTCGCTTCACCGCAAAGCACGACTGCCGCTACCGTACCGATCGAGCTGGCAACAGACAGAATTGTAGAGGCGTTCGTCTTGCCGAATCGTTTAAGAACTTGGACACCGAAGGCAAACAGATTTTTCATAGAGACTCCTTTCAAAAATAAAAAAAAAAAAAGAAAGAGTCCACGTTTCCGTGAACTCTAACATTCATACAATTTTCTCAAACCATTCCCCTAATTCATCAAACATATGACTGACAATTCTAATGGCCAACCTAAATCCTTTCCAGCATACAAGAGCGCCAATCGCCCCGATAGCTAAAGTAAAAGCTGCACTAGCAATTCCCATAATAGTTTCCTCCTTATAATGGTTTCTATTATAAGAGTTGCATTTTTTGCGAGGGTTTTTAGAAAGCGGCAAGAAACGCCCTGAAAGCGAGCACCAATCCGAATGCTACAAAAGGAATCATAAGCATAATCAATGCAATTCCTTTAGCGGCTTCCCAAATGCTTTTCCGTTTTTCTCGTGCAATATCGCCTTCATTGATGACTCGATTTGTATGGTCGAGGTTTTCATTTCGATTGATATTCACGTCGATTCTTAAATTTCCGTTGGAATCGAATCCGATTTCTTGACCGCAATACTGGCAATAAACTTTTCGTAGCCCACGATCTATGGCTAGTCTAGATTTGCAATTCGGGCAAGTGATCATTCTCTGCTCACTCATACGCTGCTCCTCCAAAGTCGAAAAAATAAAAACCCGTGTATGCTTCTGACATACGTTTCCGGTAATCCGGTGTCCTACAATTAGACGATTCATTAGGCTAATGCAGAACCCAATGCCTGCACCTCCTAGGGTAAACTCCCAATAGGGTTTCTATTATAGCCTATGTTTTTCACGCGAATTACTCTATAAAAAACCGCTCAATAATATAGACCGTAGAGAGAATGCCCGTTACAAAACCTATAAACAAGCATACTACATCTGAACTCATCCGTCAAGACCTCCTTATGAAAAAATAAAAAGAAAGAGACCATGTAGGTCTCTCATCTAAGAATCATTTCAACACTCTAAGTTCATCCAATATATCACTGAGTCTTTCTCCGTTCTTTTTTCTTCGATCAATTTCGAGCCATTCATCATTCGACAGTTCTCGGCGAAGTTTCCAATAATGACCAAGCGAACGATCGTAGCAATATAGGTTCTTCAAATTTTCTTCTTTGTTCAGATTTGCATTCTTACCAGCAACCTTAATTACGGTCGTTAAAGCACCAACTGCAATCGGAACGATTAGCAAAATTGTTTCCTTGTTCTCGATACACCATTCCTTTGCCTCGTTAAACTTCTCCATCGACTTCCGTTTGAATTTCTCCCATTTAGTCTCATTCGGATTTAAATTCGGTAATACATACAGATTCATTCCAGTATCCTCCTTTATATGATTCTATTATAAGAAATGCATTTTACGCGACAAAAAGAAAGAGACCATGTAGGTCTCCATGCGTTGAGTTTACACGTCCTCAATAGATCTCGAACATTCCATAGCCACCTGCGCTTCACCAAGCTTATATAATAGTACCGCTTTTTCCTCGCACGTAATATGCAATTCTTTGGTCGTGCAAGTTACCAATATGCTATTCAATTTGTTTAATACCTGCTCAAGCGTCTGCTTTTGGTGTTCATAAATAAAATACACGGGATCTGCATAAGACTTATACACCTCATCTTTGGTTAATACATATAGTTTCTTTCCTAGAACATTGATCTTTTTCATATAAGATCACCTCCTACTATAGGAGATGAATTTTCTGCGAAAAAAAAAACCAAAAAGAAAGAGCCCTTGTTAGAGCTCTGTCTCTCGAAACGTCAGGCATAAACCATTTCCGCGATTCTCGTGCCAAAGTAGTAGATCACGTTCGCCTTTGAAGCATCGATATCATAATTCATGACACCGATCGGTCTTCCTTTTCGAACGTTGACGCGATTATATTTCCGAATTAACTTCGAAAACATTCTTCGCTGATCCATCGTTTCGAAATAAAACCTGATCGGAGCGTTAAACCCTTCTAACTCCACATCACAAGCGTAGCCTACCGTATGGCAGATAATAATAACTTCCATAATAGTTTCCTCCTAATAATATTTCTATTATAAGGCCTGTAATTTCTGCGAATTACGAGAAATGCTTAGGATTGTCATAGTCTTTGATCGACGCTTTGTGGATTGGAGCATCCGAATTAGTTGGCCCAGACTTTACGATGAGATTTACGAGGTGGACGTGCTTCTCGATGCCATTGCCCGAAAACTCCTCGGTCAGCAATGCTAGAAAACCCTCAAGGAATTTGTCGCAGGACTCCTGAGACGAATATTTTTCGTCATCCATTTCGAAATCGATCACAACTTCGAATCGCGCACCAGCCATAAGTTAATCTCCTTTCATAATAAGAAAAAGCAAGAGCCCTTGTTAGGACTCATCCTCTCCGTCTACTATAGCCTATGCTTTTCTTGCGAAAAAAAAAAAGAGATGCCGTGTTTTCACAGCGATCTCTTCCGAGAGTTCAATCCATAAAATATCTTTGAAGTGGTCAATCGCGACCTAGTTTGTTTTTCAGCGTCGAATGAATCGGTCCGACGACGTCTTCGTAATGAAGAATCATAAACGTCGACAGAATCGAGAACCCACACTTCAAGAGCGTATCCCCATACTTCTGAAAGAACGTCGGCTCAGGCACTGGATCGGTATTAAGTTTCTTTCCCTTAATATCATACAGCCCTTTTAGACGTTCGGTCAGTTTAGGATAATTCTCCGTAAGCGGATCGGTTTCTTGAATTTTCTTCGTCAGTTTATTGATTTCAACATCAATATCGTCCGGTTCCGTTTCTTCTGGTTCATCAACCTTAAGCCCAATAATTTTCCAAATATCCATGATTTCTCCTTTCATGAACTCTCATTATAGGAAATGTTACTCCTGCGAAGGCTTGCTAACCTTAAACGTTACAGAATCACGATCCGCCAGAGACTCCACCGGAACATTCAGCATGAGCTGGTATACATCCTTATCCGCTTCCGGATCAGAGTGAATTTCAAGCGTACCCTCGCCATTATAGTTGGACGAAGAGATGCCGAGAATAGCGCCGAGGAAAATATCAATTGCACTCAGCGTACCGACGACCTCACTGCCATACGGAAAGCCCCAAATCTTCGAGAGTGCGGCATAAAGAGTACCCGCAGCCGGAATGAAATACTGAGCGATCCACTTGATCACGTCATAAGTCTTGTTAGTCAAAGTCATTTTGTTACTCCTTTCGTTGCATACGAAGATTTGTGAATGGGCAATCGGTTTACTTCCTGCATAATCTTTTTTGCAGACCCATTTCCGCCCATTTTCTCATATGGCTTATACAAATAGTCATACAGATTTTCGTATTCGTCCTCGGTAATCCATCCGCGCTCAATATACTGCATACCGAGCCAGATGATCCGATCGTGAGCCAGCCCGACCAGCATTTGCGTCTTAACATCTTTGCGTTCCATGAGTTTCTGAGCAAGTGCCCAGAACCCAGAGGATGCCAAAACGGAGCAAATGATGGTTGCGATAAGCTGCTGCCAGTCCACCACATTTTTCACCTTCTATCCGACCAATTTTTCAAGTTCCCTTGGAATATAAGCCCACGCCTCATCACCCAAGATGAGATATGCGCTTTCAAATATTTTCATACCGTAGTCCGCTATGAAATTGCATATCCATTCCTCTGTTTCTGTACGGTATTCCGGCTTCACCATGCGGTAGATGTCGTCGATCAGATGGAAGCTGAATAGCACACAATGCCCTATCTCATGGATCAAAACACGATTTTTAAAGTGGCCGGTTAGACGATTCGAGATGTATATCGTCCTCGTTCGAGGATCTGTCGTCGCCACACTAAATCGCCCGTCTCGATCCATGAGAATAGGACTATCAGGATTTACATGTTCCAGCTTCCACAAAATTCCATTTAAGTAGAAGCTATTCATAGACGGTTATCCCGGCATTTCACTGATAAGCTTATTCATATCAGCTTTAATCCGCTTCTTGAGTTCAGGGTCAGCGCCTTTATAGATTTCACGCAGGGTTTCGATAGTGTCCGATACATGCTCACTGGCATGCCGGTTCATGTCGTCCCAGTCCCTCGCTGAATTCGTAGCGGTATAATGTCGTTTAGCTGTCTGGTACTCATTGTAGGCCTGACCATATCGAGGATTCTCGACGTAACGATCACCTTCACGAAGCACTTCGTCAAAATCTTCATCATAGTCACGCGGACGAGGTCTGCGGATTGGCGGTTTACGATAGCCTCGACGTCCGTATTCGTAGGCTTCTTCGTCATTCCGATTATCGTCCATGGCCTCAACAATTTTCTCATAATAGCAGGCTTTCCAGCACTTTTCTCGAGCTTCCGCAAGATCTTTGATCATATCAATAACCTCACCAAGCTCGTGCGTATCTGTATTCTGGATGCCCTTGCTAATCTCAGTCTGAAGCGCTTGCGTGATGGCCCGCTCGATTTCACAAAGCTCTTTCGACTTATTCATCGTTTCATACATCTACAAGTCACCTCCTCAACTAACTCGGGCAATCCGCAGATTCATATTCGCAGTCAGAATAACCGGAACTGTTCCGGTATTGACCACGCTGACGCGATTCAAATCGCAGCATGTGTTTTTGGCATATGTCCCGGTCGAAACACTATTAAACACATTTTCGGCCGCAGGAGAAGAGACTGCAACCGTTGCTGGAATAGCAACCCCTCCAAGTGCAATAGCGAGCTGAACAGGTGTATTCGCAGCAGTACTTCCGATATTTCCGGAAAAATCAATCTTGTATGTTCCACCGATTGCACGAAGTTTCACGGAAGGGATTCCCTTAGTAAAACACTCACCACAACCCGTGTGAAGCATAACCGTATCGAAGGTAACAGCTTGCCCCGGAAGAACCGTCTGGGCAGCAGAATTTGTGAGTTCAATCATAAATATACCTCCAGAAAAGAAGTAGGGGAGAGACCCCGATTAAGAGATCTCTCCCATTTTGAATTAGTTGTAGTTTCCGCAGCAGGTCTGCCCGTTATAGTTGAACGGATTCGGTACACTATAAGCCGGAACAGGGCAGGGCTTTAGCTGACTGATCAGATAATCGTTCTGATTACGCTGAGAGACCGCCAAGTTCAGACTGGTGATAATCTGATTCTGTTCGGCGATCTTTTCATCCTTACGCGCCAGCTCAGAAGCCGTAAGACGGTCGTTGATAGCACGGAAATTCGCGTTATTATTATCCATAATGTCTCGCGCCGCGTTGGCAATGCCGGTCGTGATCGCGCAGGTGTCGGTCGCCATCCTGTACTGGATTTCAGCCTGACCCTGACGATTCTCGCAGCAGCAGTCGCCGAGCTGACGAGAAAGCGCATTAGTATCCTGCATTTGCGCGATTCCCATCTGCGTAATACCGTTCTGGATGCCGTAGCCAGTCTGCATAATCGTTGTGTTGATACCATTCATCTGGGCAAGCTGGTCATAGCCGAGAGAGCAGATGCCGCTGTTGATGCCATCGAGTTTGGCAATGATGCCGCTCGTGTCAAAGCCTCTCTGTACTTCGGAGCCAACCCCGCCACTCATGCCGCGATCCATGTAGACAACGGTAGGAGAATCGGCACCGAAATTGTTATTACGTCCATTCCAATTTCCGCCAAAGAGCGCAAACAGAATAATAAGACCCCACCAATAATTATCGGAACCATAGCCTCCGCCCATGCCATTGATCGGAGCAGTCAAAGGGATACTAGGAATAGAAGAACCAAACATATAACGACCTCCTAAAAATAATATTTAACAACAAAAAGAGACTTCTTAGGCCGCGCGCTCCTTCGAAATCTCTTCGTCGTTTTCATTATTTAATTCGGTCTACATCAACCGCTTAGATTAGAGCGGAATATGTAGCTGATTCTTAAAGTAGTCCGTGGCCATATTTGTCGCCTCTTCTTTAGAAACGCCATACGTCTTACAAAGATTCATAGCGATTTCTTGGCCCTTTTGTGCATCACCGGACTGAATAACCCGGAGCATTTCCATCGCTCTGGGATTATTGGTAATATTGGAATTTTGGAGTGCCATATTTAGCAGCATATTCATCGGATTAGTCATGAGATTCGTCCTCCTTCTTTGCTACAGTCTGCTGATTATTTCGATGGGGATTGAACGATTTTCCAAGTCGTTTTTCCATTCGGCCGAGACGATCGAGAATATCATCGAGTTTCTTATTTGCATCATTGTTACTGGATGCATCGTCAACTGTAGTTTCTTGAGAAGGAACAAAAGTACGTCCTTCGATCAACCCGTTGTTTCCCCACCATTTGACATAAACTACTTGTCCGTCTGCACGAGGGAAGAAGGATGCAGTCCCATCCATAGGAACCTCGTTCGGACGAATATCTGCGTCGGAATTTACTACTCTTCCTTTCAGATATGTCTGACGAGGAACTGCTTGTGGCTGGGATGCATAGGGGTTGTTCTGGACGATCTGTCCCTGCGGAGCATATTGCCCGTATTGATTCTGATACTGAGGCATATAGGCTCGTTCCTGATTTGTTCCGGGATACTGTTGCATAAATCACGCTCTCCTTTCTGGTAAATTACATTTTTAGACATGCAATTATTTAGGACGAACTGAAATAGCCGTCGTCCAGAATATGCGCGTGCCGAGAAGTTTCCTCGGCGATTCTTGCAGATTCAAAAAGTTCCGCTCGAGTCATGGAGTCTATCCTTGACAGAAAATCGCTGTAAAGTGTACGAATATCTAATTCTGTCTTCATACAATTACGCCATAACCTCTTCCTTCGCGTCCAGCGCATCGTAGTACGCCTGTGCCAACGCTTCGATCTCTCCAATATCCGTATCGGTGAACAGACCATTATCAAGATGAGTGTATGCCTTGTCCAACCAATAGGCCACATCTCGCCAAGCGGTGATCTCACGCTTGATGGAGCGCAGGGTCAGGTCGTGCCGGGCTTTGCTTTTGATAGCCATAAGTACCTCCTTATGTGGTGGTCATGGATGCGATTGCGTCCTCAAGATTTTTAATTACAATGCTAACGTCTCTTTGATAGCCCAGTTTCAGCCCCGCGCCGTCGCTCGCTTGCACCACGGTGTCGGGCGCGTAGGTAGTCAGCGCTTTGTAGGCGGTAAGTTCAGCCGGAGTGAGTGGGGTTTCGATGGGGACGGCGAGACAGTAAGATATGCTTGCATCTGGGCGTGCTTTAAGCCATTCAGATAAGGCATCGACCGAATTAACGCCTGAACCCGTCTTAAACTGTAGTGTTGCGCTATTGCGCCACACATAGCATCTACAGCTCTCTTTCATTTCGATGTCATAAGCAACGCCGTTAAAAACAGCATACTGACACAAAGTATATCCTCGCGTTATGCCTTGTTGCGATGTAGGAAGGGAAGAAACAAAAGCATCGTTTTTGTTTGTCGCTGTGAGTTCATGGTGCCACGATATGTCATCCAATTTTAGTCGATTTACTCTCTGCACCATCACCCCTCTCTCCAAGTCCACCTCGTCGCAAACCCACTGCTGACCCTGCGGGTCGGTGTAGTTGCCACCAGCTTGGACAGGAATACCGGGTAAGCCGTTGGGAGTGGGGAGGGTGAGGAGCTGCTCACGGTATGGAGAGTAGTCAGTAGCGGTTGTGCCGAGCTCGAGCTGGACCTTCACGCCTGTGAGGTTGTATGTTTGCCCTTTCTCGACGGTAAAGGTTAAACGAGCTGCCGTATCAGACATTTTAGTGGCATTGTTTTGATAAAGAACAGCCCTATATGTTTTTGTTACAAGTGACACTTTTGGGGATGTAAGGCTCGATGATAAAATCACCACACCCGGTATAATAAATGGTGGGATTGGTATTGATGTGTAACCTCTTTCAGTCGCCGTTCCCGAAATTGATATTAATCCATTTTTTACAGTAACCGTTACACCTCTATCAGTACCTGACACATCTGGGAGATGCAGCAAGTTCTTTCCCGTCACTTTCACCGTCACGTTCCCGCCATCGCCAACACTCACGATAGGCACAGGTGCATCCGGCGTGGGCGTACCATCCTGCGTGCTCTTACCGTAGACGGTCAGACCGCGCAGTGGCGCGACAAAGGCGTCATCAACGGCAATCGGGTTGCCCGTTTCTCCGCCCACAAGGATGTTCTGCCGGACTGCATCCGCCGCGCCGATATTCTCCCTTGCCTGCGCCTTTTGCGCATCATCAAGCGTCTGCGCCGTATACAGTACCACTTCCTGCGGCGCGTCTTTTCCCGGATCGCCCTTCTCACCCTGCGGTCCTTGCGGGCCTGTGTTGCCCTTAATCCCCTGCGGAATCGTGAATTCCACCATCGGGTTTTCCGCCGTACCGCTCTGCGTAACGCTCGCCGACGTCCCGGCCTCACCTGTCACGGCTGTGACTGTAAACCTTGGTGTTGCGCCAGTTGCACCCGGACTTCCATCTTTACCCGGGTCACCTTTTTCACCTTTCTCACCCTGCGGGCCCGGTTTTCCGTTGAGTTCGCCATTATCAAGTTTTTGTTTTAAATCGGCAATAAAATTCTGCGCTGTGTTTAGCGCCTCTTTTGTTTTTTCGAGTTCGGCTTGTGCCTGACTAATCCAGTGTGCTATCGGATCAGGAATGCTTCCACTCTTGTACAGGATCGACGGCAAGATTACCGTTTGAGCAATGGCGGACTTGTAGATTTGTTCTCCGTCAGCCACCGTTATTTGGATTTCGCCAGTCCCCGATTGCAACCCTATCTCTGCGTCAGTGATGAGCCACTCAAGGGTCATCCCGTTGAGCGTAACCGTTGCGGGGTAAGACTGCCAATTAGGCTGACGCACGACAAGGCTTGCGGTAGCGTTTGGGTACTCGACCAAAATCGACGATAGATCAACCAGCAGCTTTGTTACTTTATTCTCGTAGACGCGGCCTATGTTGATGACCAATCCTTCAATCTCGTCGATTGTCGTTTCGATTTCTCTTATCGGTTTGTTTTCTCCCATCGCAAGTCTCCTTCTTTTATGGTGCCCTTATGCTTCCGGTTGATCGGCCTGCGCGCTCCAAGTGTCACTCTTATACACGCCACCAACGCCGTTGATGACCGCGCAGTATACCGACTTGCACTTGCTGATGTTGGCCTGCAAGTCGCTGTGATAGCGAACAAGGGCATCATCAAGTGCGTCAAAGCCGCGCAGATCTCGGGTTTCTGCACCATCAGTAGCAGTCAAAATCTTAATCGTGTAGTACCTCATTTGATTTGTCCCCCCTTTTTTTTTTTAATACAATCTAATTATACATACAATTCCCGTGGCTTCATCGGTCGATGTAATATTTAATTGCGCATTTCGCCATACACAACTAATCACATTACGGTCATTTGCGGGCGCGATACGAAGCACAGAACCGCCTGTCCCCTCTCCACGCACCAGAAATATAGCAGCCGAAGCGTAGTTATACGCAATAACGAGATAACCCGCAATAGATACGACCGGGTATGTTACGGGTCGCGTTTTGTCTAACCGGCCATTAAAATACTCTTTAATGCATGCATTATTCAGCGTGTCGCCTTGCGCTACCAGCTCGTTCGTCACATTACATTGTACCCAATCGCTGCTATTTCCCGGTTCCGCAGTTGTTTGCACTGACGCCTTATACAGTGTATCGTTATAGATGCAGTACGCGCCCACGGCATAGGTTTTCCCGCTCTGCCACGCATCAGATACGATTGATTCATTTGCTTTCTCGGCCTTTAGCTGGTTAATCAAGTCACCAGTTATTTTTGCATCGGCAGCTTTTCCGGCAATTGCTAGAGTTGCATCCGTTCCAGATAATGCTCCGACATCTTCTGCTGAAAGGCTAACCACTCCAGTTTTGCCGTTTACGCTCTGCACCGGGGCATTATCCGCTGTGATAAATCCCGAGTCATTGGTTAGATCGCTTGTTTTTGTCGGAATAGCTGTATCTGCCGGTAATGCGCCAATATCCGAAGCAGTAAGCGTAATCGTTCCGCTGTCTACGGGCTTTCCATTGATGACCAAATTTTCAATTTTTCCTGTGTCACCTTTTGGAATAGTGAGATGCACAATTGGTGCTTCGGCCGTGCCTGTTACTTCAACAGTGGCACTCGTTCCGGCCTCACCCGTAGATACCTCGAAAGTCAGAGCGGGCGTTGCACCCGTGTTTCCTGTCGGGATTCCAAGGACAAGACTGTAATGCGATAAACCGGATGCGTCTTCGACAGTATGTAACGATGAGGTTGGAGCAGAACCCGGAGGAAGATGAGTCGTTGAGACATCCATCCTGCGAATAAGTCCAGCGGCGTTATCTGCCAAAGCTGCTTTGTCGTCCGCATTAGATGCAGCAGTATTAGCAAGGTTCGCAGCGTTATTCGCGTCAGTCGTCGCCTTATCAGCAAGAGCGGCTTTGCCATCTGCATTAGATGCAGCAGCATTAGCGCTCTCGGTCGCAGCGTTTGCATTTGCGGTTGCTTCATCCGCTAGAGTAGCTTTGCCGTTAGCATTGCTGGCTGCCTCGTTTGCCGAATTCATAGCCGCAGTTGCTCCAGTTGCCGCTGTGTCAGCCAAAGCTGCCTTATCCACAGCACTAGAAGCAGCAGCATTAGCGCTCTCAGTTGCCGCATTTGCATTTGCGGTTGCTCTATCTGCCAAAGCAGCCTTATTATCCGCATTGGATGCAGCGGCATTAGCAAGGCCTGTAGCTCTATTTGCATTGGCAGTTGCTGTGTCAGCATTAGAAGCAGCCATGTTTGCCTTTTCGGTAGCTGCATTTGCCTTGTCACTTGCTTCGTTAGCCAATGTTGCGCCGCTTGTCACATCCGCATAACACTCTTTAATAGAGTCATGGATGGCGTCACGAACTTCTCGCCCATAAATGGCTGTTTTGATTTTGTTTAGATACTCGCTGATCTTACTCACAGAATCACTCCGTCCTGTTCCGGCTCATCCAAGTATCAAAACCATTAGGATAACGATTTCCGAGTTTTTCGATGTTCATTTTAAGAACCGTCTCCATGCCTATGCCAAGCGCCTGACAGGCAAGGGCGATATACCAAGCTACGTCTCCGAGCTCTTCTACGATAGCATCAAAGTCGAGTTCGTGCCCCTGATAATAGCTTTTCTTCACGATATCTGCTACTTCGCCAGCTTCTCCAGTTAGTCCAAGAGCAGCATTGATCAGCATGGAATCGTCATCCAGTTTGGGAGCAGTCCGCATCGCAGCACCATGATATTCGTTTACAGTCATTTAGGGCTCCTTTCCATATTATCGACCACCAGAAGCTCTAGCGAGTGCGCCGAGTTGGTTTTGCTTCTTCTTTCTCTGCATCTCCCAGAAATCCTGATCGACCTGTTCTCTAGACTTAGACGGCGGTCCCTGAACTTCACGCTGTTTCGGGCCAGCAGATTTTTCATACTGCTGTTTTCCTGTAACCATCCGATATTTAGTTTTGATCTTATTAAACAGTTCCGTTAGCATTTGCTTGCCTTTATTGTAATACTTACGTGCCATTGCGTTGGCCGAAGAAAGAAGCTCGGATACGCGAGTTTTTGCGGAACTAATCAAAGACTGCACTTTAGCTCGTCCCTGAGCGATGAAATCGGAAGCACCCTTCTTGAGATCGTCAATAGTTGCCGAAGCATTTTCGATAAAATGATCAAAACGACCGACGAGAGAATTATCATATGCATTTTTTGCGGTTCGTTCCTGATCGAGTCGACGATTGTAAACGTCTAATGCATTATTGAGGCGATTTCTTTCGGTACGTTTGAAACCCGAATTAGCAGAAGCGCGTCGAGAACCCTCCAAATAATTTCGTGCCCGTTGGGTGTGTTCTTGAGCTTGCCTATACTTATTTTTTGCAGTAATTCCAACACGATCGGAGACGCCTCTTTTCGCCTTATGAAGATATGCATCGAGCTCTTGCTGCGTATAGAAATAGCGATCGCCCCAGTCGGTCTTGATTTTTTGAATGTACTTAGACCCTTGACGACGAGCACTATTAAGCGCATTGGCTACACGCCCATGATACATTTCATTGCTGTAAGCACAGCCATTTCCACAATAAACGTAATACATAAGATATCCTCCTTTATTAGCACCAAATGTTAAAGGTGTCAACAATTAATAAAATAACGATGGTGAGTAATATAATTAGCTCAAAAGTTTGTTCCACGTTTTCTTTCCTACAATGCCATCTGCTTTAAGACCGTTGGCTTCTTGGAAAGCTGTGATGGCTTTAAGCGTTCGGCTAGCGTACTTTCCAGTAGCGGACAAGATATAACCACGATTGATGAGCATCTGCTGCATGAGTTTTACGTCATCACCCTGCATACCCCATTTAATAACCCTATAGTTTCCAACCGTAGAAGGAATAACGGTTTTATCATCCTCAATCGGATCAGGCACTGCCCCAATAGTAGGATAATCGACACCTTTGAGTTCCCCCCAACAATGCCACTGATTGAGTTTGCTCGTAGTCACGCCGTAAAGGGTGCTCTTGGCTTCAATGATGGTGTTATCCCCAATGTACAAACCTGTATGATAATAATCATCATCCTTGACTTTGAAGACCGCGGTTCCCCGGAAGAGCTTCGTCATGGCTTCTTCGGTTAGCGTACCTTTTGTCGTACACCATTTTCTCCACATCGTATTGCTTCCATGGTACATCCTTCCGCCAAGCTGCTTAAATGCCCAAGAAAACAATCCACTGCAATCCGCTACCTTATGGCCAACCCACTGCTGACCGTACTTAATAGCCATCACATTCTTGGTGCTGTCCTGATCTTTTTGCGTCCATTCACCGCCAGCTTTTCCAAGGATGTAACCCCAATTATTATCAAGAGCATATTGGAATTTGCTGATAAGATCATCGGGTTTAATGCCCATATGCAAACCTCCTCCAAAAATAAAAAAAAAGAAAGAGACCGTGTTTTCACGATCTCTTAGAGATATATTCTATCCCTCTATTATAGCACATGTTCTTGACGCGATAGGGCGCCAATGGTATGATGCACATAGAGGATGCAACTTGTGAAGTGATTTTGTACTTCCATTTTGAATTTTGATAAACATCTGCAATCAGGATGCTTGTGAAAATTCAACGAAATATTCGATGCAAATTTGGTCAATTTTGTTCCTTGGTAAGGATGAGGTCGCCGGTTCGAATCCGGCCATCAGCTCCACGAAATGTCACCTTCCGTTATAGACACGGAGGGTGATTTTTTTTTAACGTATAAGAAATTGCGTAAAATCGCCCGCGTGAGCAAGACTATGATGCGTGGCGGACTTCGGCGGAGGTGAAGGCGGGCTCAGCCCGCTTTTTTATAGTTCAGTTGGGTTTGTGAGAAGGGGAGAGAGGCGGACATGGATCGTATCCTTTGTCCGTATCTCTGCTAATCGGATGCGCCGGCAGCAGGTGTGGCTGAGTCTGCTAATGCGCCTGCTAAACTTGGCTAACCTGTGACTGTGGTGTTCGGTTGCGCATAAGCCGTTTGAAGAAGTACCGTCAAGTATTATGCGCAAATTCATTTACAAGTCTGGCAGAACTCAGTCTGCAC